TGTGCGGAATATCCACTACTGCCAATCTGTGCGTAATTTCCACTACTGCCAATCTTTGCGGAATCTCCACTACTGCCAATCTTTGCGTAATTTCCACTACTGCCAATCTTTGCGGAATCTCCACTACTGCCAATCTGTGCGGAATCTCCACTACTGCCAATCTGTGCGGAATTTTCAGAAATATCATTTGATAATTCTGTGTCACCACTTTCATATTTTGTTTTCTCTAACGTAAAATCAATGCACGCTTTCAAAAAACCTTTCAACCCAAGTTTTGCACCAATGTGTAATTTGGTTGTTGCACACTTATCCTCTTGCTCAAACAACTCTCCCTGTGCCTCCACATCTGCAAATTCAGATATTTCGCCATTCTCATTTACAATTGGGTAATAATTCAACACATCCCACGGGTTCTTACAAAAGTGCATAACACCAGCATTGCAAATGTCTTTTCCGTTTTCTTCGTATGTTGTATTTTCCTTGTATTGTTTTCCACGACAAGTCATATCCTTATTAAAGCCCTTATATCCTTTGATTTTTTCGCTCATGCAACTACCTCCATGTCCGGCAAAATATCCTCTGCCTTTAACTTCTCGTACAAGAACATTCTTCCTTTCTGCGTCCACACGGTAGATGTCCTTGTGCCGGTTGCTCCGTTCGTTTTCTCATAGTCATATGTTTTGTTCTGCACATACCCCTTGCCTTGATATTCCGAATATAATATCCATTGGCTACCAACTTTCCGTTGAATACCAATGCCGGCAAGAATGTTATTGAACCGAACTGCAGTCATACCGTACTCCTGTGCGATCTGTGTAACCGTCATGCTATCCTTGGAAGATAAAATGCGGTCGACATAATCAACTTTCGGTGTCATGTCTGTAATTACTGCATCCATCTGTTGAACGGTTCCTTGAAGTTCTTTAACTTCCTGTTCTTTTGCCGCAAGTAGCTTCTGTGCTTCTACTACTGCTAATGCAATCAATTCAGCACCGCTAGGCACTTTAGATTTAATAGCATCTTCCATTTCATGAAAACGGTTAATGTACTTTGCCGTAAATTCTGTACCCTTTACGCCTGTAAGCTTGTGTGCAATAAACTCACAACCTTTCTTTGTTACTTGATAGCACGGCATCTTCTTATTCTGTGTATTGACATATGTACTTTCTGTAAAGAAATCGGACTGGGGAATATTCCCCTCTCCTAATTGACCGGCATATCTTCTAATATCTTTCAACAATTCGTTGTGTTGCTTTCCTACCATTTCAGCCACTTCTCGGCTGTCAATAAATTGTTCTAATTGTTCCATCTGGATCTCCTTTCTTAAACTTGTTTTTTCCGAACTACAATTCTTGATTGCTACTTCATAAAAAATTCAATGTTTACATTGAAATAATCAGCAATCAATTTCAACTTATCTGCCTTTGGCGTGTATCGACCGTTTTTCCATTCAGACAGTGTTGCAGTTGAAACTCCTGTGTCTGTTGCAACTCGGTAAGGTGTTACCTTTTTCTCGTTGCACAAATCTTGAAACTTATCATAACTAAACAAAATATCAACCTCCTTTCCAATAAGTGGTTGACATTAACTAAGATTTCTTATATAATAACAATCGCCAAAAAGATTATTACATAGAAAAGATAACTATGTCACTCGCACTTATTTTTCTTAGATAGATAATAGCATAGTTTTCTTAGTGTGTCAAGATAAAATAACTAATTTTTCTTAGTTGTTTTTTAGGAGGGAAATTATGTATGAATTATTCCAAAAATTATTAGACGAAAAAGGTGTTTCTGCATATGCAGTGGGAAAAGCAACAGGCATAAGCACCGCAACATTAACATCTTGGAAACAGGGGAAATATACGCCAAAGAAAGAAAATTTAAGAAAAATTACCGACTATTTTGGTGTAGATAGAGATTATTTTGAGACAGGAGAAAAGTTTGGTTCTGTACCAACTTTCTCACCAGATCACATTGAATTAATTTCTGCATACGATAAATTGTCAAATGCGGATAAACTTGCTATAATGCAAATTATAAAAAGCCTAAGTGCTAAATAAGAGGGAGGAATTTATATGGCATTAGTTAAATGTAAAGAATGTGGAAAGGAAATATCTGATAAGGCTAAAACTTGCCCTAATTGTGGTTGCCCTATTGAGGATGAATTTGCAAAAACCGAAACCACGAAAGATATTCAAACAGAACCGAAAAAGAATGAGAAAAAGAAAAATAGTAAATTAAGTACCATTGCGGCAGTGTTGGCATTTTTTACTGTAACTTCTCCGATAGCGTTTGTGGTAGCAATAATTGACTTGCTAAAAAGAGATAAGGAACACAAGCATACAGGCTCATGGTTCGCAATCATCTTCTTTATTGCACTTTTTTGGTTATTTAATGACAATAAAGACAGTTCGTCAAGCAATAACTCAAAATCAGAAATCCAAGTAAATAAATTGCTTTGTGAAGATGAAAACATATCCGTGTATCTTGACCATATAGAAAACGGGAAAATTTACGTTAAGTATGTTAATCATTCAGACGAAAATAAAAATGTGTGCTATTCAGACTTAACTATAAATGGAACACGATATTATAAAGGGATATTTGTTCAAGAAGTTTATTCAAATGACGATTATATACAGAAATTAGATTTGTACGATAAAGAGGGAAACAAAGTAAATTACAACTACGAAAGCGGAACAATTTTAGGAAAATTTGAATACGCTGGTACAGGAATTAGTCTTATTGAGGAATTAGAGTTTAAAGAAACGGATTTTAACAAATAAAAAGAAAGCAGAGGAACGAACCTCTGCTTTTCTTATCCCCATTTTTCAATTGCACATCTAATAAATTCAAGCAAGTATCTTATCAATTTAACGTTCTCAATCTCATCAATCAGTTTCTTGATTTCCTCTTTTTCTTTCATAATTCACCCCCATGTAGCGTTTTTGTTTTCACCCATTATAGAACATATGTTCTTTCTTGTCAATATAAGCGGGGCAACAGGAAAACGCCAATCAACCCATTGCCCCTTGCCAGAACTTGAAGCCCTCTTTTTGAGGACACGTTCATTGTACCATATACGTTATGAAAATATACCTATATTCATTCGTACTTTTCCGACACGATATACCTATATTCATCTTTTGTAGCATTTTAATTTTATTGTTTATTATTTTACAATAAATAGTAATTTAACAAATGATTATACTCAAAACAAAGCACTCACCACTGGTACAAATATAATTTTTTCAAAAGATCTTTCTGCTGGTACATATTTAATTGTCGGCGAAGCACAGTTAGTTGGTACAATTAGCGGAAGATATGATTTATACGTAGAAGGTAACGGAACATCCGCTGGAGATACTTTTCCTAATGATTATAGTTATCCATGTGCTTGTGCAATGTTGGTATTATCTTTTACCGAACAAAAAACAATTCAATTAAAAATTTGGCAAACAGCAGTTACAACATTAAATAATGCACGACTAATAACATTGCGCTTAAAATAATTTAGGAGTGAAATTATCGTACATTACAATAATGAATCATGATTGGTACATTGTTTGCAGTAAACGGATTGTAGAAATATACAAATAAATTTCCAGAAGAATCAAAAGCATGTCCTATCACAAATTGATAATCATATGTCTGTGATCTTTCGATATTAACATCTAACACAAAGATATTTGATACACCTATTTCTGATGGTGTAATTATACAATATGAATCTGACATGTTTTTTAACACAATTTTTCTTTTGACTAAATTACTATTTATAGTATCTATCTTTTCATGTAACACCTTTCCTTGATTTGCCGACAAGGATTTATCTGCATCCTGGCTTGTAAGATTATCTACTACCGGTCTCCATGTATCTGGTGGAACAGACCATGTACCATCAGATCTTAAATATCTATTAGATTCTCCTGCACTCGGTGCAGGCGCATACCCTGCTGTGCCCGCCGACGAAGTATTTGCTCCTTTTAGTGCAATCCAAGTATCATTATCTGTAAATTTTGCATTTGCTGGCACATCACTATTTACTGTATGACCATTGACTTTTGTTGCGGAATCTGCGCTTCCGGCATTTTTTGCGTACTTAACACTTTTGTTTGAATCAGGTGTATTATCTACATTTCCTAGACCAATATTACTAGGGGTTATCTCTACATTACCTCTCCTATAACTAGATTCTGACGATCCTTTAATTCCCGTCACAGGGCTTCCAGCTAACACATCCCATTTACCACCAGAAGTTTTATAAACATTACTTCCTGCCGGTTCTGTAATTCCTGCACCCTCTACAAAATCTGACGTTGTAACAAATTCATCTGAAATGTTGTACATATCTCCATCTGTTACAGAAGAAACACTTGGAAGATTAGAAAACAAAACAGTACCCATTGGTCTTAATGCTCCGCTTAAAGATTCTGAAATGTTTTTCACTTGATCGTAATACTTTTTAGAATTTGTTTCAGATACAAGTGCATTGTTTGCACTTTGTAAAGCGTTACTTTTCGATTCTGCCGCTGACGAAGAACTGTTGCTTGCACTTTGTTCTGATAGTTTAGCGTTTTCTTCACTCTTTTTTGCTTCTGTTTCGCTAGATTTTGCATTTGATTCAGAAGTGCTTGCGGCTAATTCACTTTTCTTAGCAGAATCACTACTATTTAATGCTTGTTGGCTATAATACTTAGAATTATCTATATCCTCATTTTCTCTACTGTTAGTTCCACCAATAGCATAGCTTTTAGATAATTTTGCGCTACTTTCAGCAGATTCTTTATATTGCTTAGCGTTGTTTTCGGATTCTGTTGCCAAATCACTTTTTTCTTTTGCTAATTCTGCCGCCGTAGTTGCTTTTGCTGATTCTGACTTGATATCAGCAAGGTAGTTAGGTTGCAATTTGCTTTCTGTAATGCTTCCGTCTTTGACAGTAAATGAATACGTCTTATTCACTCCGCTACCGCTAACAGAAACAGCTATTTGGTCGCTTTCGTTAAATGTAAGCACAGGTATCATAGAACCAATATTAGCAGTAAATTGTGTACCATCAGATGTTGTCATGGTAAGTATTCCGCTAGGTGACAATTCAAAGGTGACAGGTATTTTCTCAATATTTAAGTCGAACATAATCTTTGAGCCATCTTGCTTTTCAACAGTAATAACACCTGTTGTTTCATCCATAGTCCAATTCTTGACCATGTTATTTACCGTTGTCTGATTGGCTTTTGTACTATCCTGTTCAATTACCCTGTTATCCAAGTCATCTATTGCCTTATCCATGCGGTTTAGGTTTGTTTCGTTAATTGCCGTGGATGTATTCGGATAATTTTTCCAAATAATTCTACTGTAAACCTTGTTCATATTTATCCATCCTTTCTGTTAGTGTTGCTAGTTGTTGTTTTAGGGTGTCTATTTCTTGTTGCTGAATTTGAGCCATTTTAATTAGATACGGGGTGAATTTTGAGTAATCTACCCCTGGGAATACATATTCCTCACCATTTAGAAAGTGTTCTTCATAATCCTTATCTTTGCAAACGGCAACCGATGGTATTATATCCTTTACCTCTTCGTAAATTACACCCCTTTGGTTTTTGCTTCCTCCGTTGATATAATCAAAAGATACTACATTTACGTATAATATCTTTTTTGCTTCTTCGTTTGATAGCGGTTCAATATTCTTTTTTGCAAGCCTTGTGGATATGTTGGAAATGTTCGATGCCTCAATCGTTCCTCCGAAAAACATATAATACCCCTCATTCCAATCACCTGCCATCGAATCATGTCTAACATAAAATGGTATATGCACAACATCATCATCACCCAAAAACCCAAAACCTATATGGATATATCTGGAAGTATGGCTACTTGATGTATTAACCATTGCAACACCGTCCGATGTAAAAGTACCTCCGCTCATACCCTCAAAGTTATTTGATATGGTAAATGTTCCAGAGTCAAATCTTCCATATTCCAAAGAATTTTTAATAATGTTCAACAAAGTTGCATTGATTTCTCCGCTTACTTTTGCACCGTTGCATACCATATTTCCATCTTCATCTACACTAAAATTGGTAGAATCAATAGAAATATTCTTACTTGTAAGGTTTATAGAACTATTCGCAATAATATCAATTATATCCGAAGCAGTAAGAGAAATATTATCCGCATCTACTGTAAATTCCGTGCCATCTTTTGGGTCGCCCGTCAACGCAACCTCTACAATTCTTCCGTTTGCATCTACTTTTAAAACTATCTCTTGCGCCTGTTGCGAAATCTCGCTAGATAAGTTTTCAGATATTTTTTTGAACGTATAAGTTGGCTCATTTAATAAAATTGCGACTTGCCTACCGGAAAGCCAATGAAAACCGTTACACTTCCACGCTTTTCCCGTTTCTTGGTCTAAATAAAATTCGCCGTATTGTATGGTTTCTGAATAAACATATGGTTCTCCTGTTTCCATGTGTCCATCTATTCCATATCCGTACTCGCTTATATTTACTTCGTTTCCGTTAGCGTCTACTGTTTCCCATGTGTCTTGTGATTTTGCAACAGTGCTTTCTATACCCTCTTTGCTAATTTCAATAGCACTGTTCATTTCTTCTGTCGTTGAATAATTCTCAAATTTTGAATTAACAGATGCAGTTATGCTTTTTTCTGTCTCTTCTATTGATGATTGAATTGTCTCCGTTGTCTTTTTTAATGGTCCGTTATACTTAAATATATATTTTTGATTTTCTGCATCATAAACAGGATCCCAACTATCACCCGTATCAACCTTTACATATAATTCTTTTTCACCACTTGGCGATATTCCACTTGGAGCAGATGTGCCATATATGATTTTCCATCCGTTTTCTTCGTATTTGCTTACGTCCCACTTGATTTGGGTGGAAGAAACAATACTTGTGATACTTTCTGCGGTTTGCTTAATTTCTGACTTCAACCCTTTTTCAACATTGGCAATTGTAGAACGTGTTTCATCAATGCTTCGTTCTAATACATTACTTCTGCCTTGTAATTTCTTAATCTGACCGCTAGTAGAATTTACATCAACCGACCTGTATTCTTCTCCGTTAGATTCAAATTCATCTGTAAGAGATTGGCAACCTTTTAATGTACGATTTATAACATAAGAATAAAGAATTGCACTATTCGTAACAATCTTGATAATATCCCCAACAGTAACACACGGATTTCCTATCACATTGGCTTTAATCGGTGTATATTTGGCTTTTTCTATTACTGATAATATATTTGTACCAACTGTCTCTAATTCCGCATCAGAAAGGCTATATGTTAAAAAATTGCTATTTACAACATACTTGTTTCCATCAGTACCCACCGTCATTCCAATATCATTATCTTCTTGAATAATCTGCACTTGTGTAATTGGTTGCACATCAAAATCTTCATACTCTGTTGCTTCGTATTGCCAATTGTAAATAACAACTCCTGTATTATCACTTGCCGGGTATAAATCATTTTTAGGGAACAAATCGTCAGCCGGGAACAATTCCTTTGCAATTGTTTGCAATGTCACATATTCAAACTTTCCGTCTCTGTTTATGTGACCAAAACAACCATTTAATTCGCATATAGCTTCAATTACCGTACTTCCGCTAAGCGTTTCTCCGATAGTGCCATCTTCGTTAGGAACAATTTCTATTGTCTTACTTACAACCATTCCGTCATTAGGCAATGTAACATCTACTTGATCTATACCAAAGTGCAAAAATAAACTATCTCTAAATTTCTTTAATGTGGTTGTACTGTATGTTACAACTGTTGTTTCGTTGCCATCTTCATCTGTTGTGGTTGTTGTATTTGCCTTAAACTGATTATTGTACCATGCCGCTACATCTGCATGAATAATATCGTACATACTATCATAAGCAACTATATCAATGAAATCTCTGTCAGCCGTAGGCTTTGCACTTGCAATCTTGTACTTACCTATCTGCATAGGACTATCTGCCTGACCGCCTAAAACCTCACTAATTGTAATCTTTTGCCCTACAAGTCGGTTAGGAATCGCAAATATACGAAACTTAACACAACTAGCTTCACACGCACCAAATCGCAATTCATCTTCCGAACAAATGCTTTCCTCTAACTCAAATTCTTCACTATAAATCATTGAGTTATCAAGAATTGTTCCATTTTCTAATTCAATTTTTAATTGCTTATCTATACTGTCTTGCCAATATAAATCCTTATGGATATAATCAATCACCGTGTTTTACCTCCATATCCGATAAATGCAATTCGTGTAGAGTTATATTTGATAACGTTTTCATCTGCAAAATACAAGGTTGGTGTAATGTCCGGTACATAACATTTTTGAGTTACATATTTATTCAACTCCGGAATCCATGCCGTTACATTGCAACTCTTTTCAACCTTATCAATGTATTGTTGTTCCAATTTACTGAAAAACTCTGCATAATCTTCATCTGTTTTCATAGGTGGTATCTCGAACTCTGTCTTAATAATCGTGTTTTTTAGTGCCGTTCTATGTAACATTCCGTCTGTATCTCTGGTTGAATCTAAATCTTGACCGGAATTAAAAGGCTTATATGTGTTAGCAGACATCCACTTAAGAGGTATCTTCCAATCTCCTACCTTTATCAGATAACCGCCATAATTACTTTTCTTTGCCATGTAATCACCTCAATAAAAAGCACCTACCCAATCATGAGTAAGTGCTTAATTTTTAAAAGCTGTATGCTTCTTTTCCTGTTCTGTTGTAATAATCTCTTGCGTAAGACCTACTAGCCTTGCCTATGTCATTCTTTGAAATGCCAAATTCTTTCGCAAGAATACCTTGTAACAATTGGTTCTGTTCTCTTAAGTATTCCATTTCCTGTTGTGAAGTTGAATAAATCGCATCCCGAATACCTGTAATTTCTGCCCCACCGGCTACGGCAGTTTTACCGCCCACAGTACCGGCAATCTCCGGTATTCCATTTTCGCCAGCCATAAACAAGCTGTATTTTTGAGGATAACCACCGTTGGCATATCCTTTAAAAGTTGGAACATCATTAATTTTTTTACCTACAAACGGTATTTTATCAACCATATTATTTATACTTCTTGCTATTGAGTTCCACGCACGTTTTATAGGTGCCGTAAAATTATCTGTAAATGCAACACTTAACTTCTTTGCTTTTCCAACAATAGAATCCCACGCATTTTTAACTTTTTTAAGCTTAGAAGAAACACTGTCTTTAAACGAAACCTTTAATTTCTTTGTTCCTTTTTTTATTCCATTCCACTGCTCTTTTATATTCTTTAATTTATCCGCACCGTCAGCTTTTACGTTTGCAACAAAATCTTTCGCTTCATCTGTTTTATTTGCAAACCAATCTTTTATCTGTTGAGCTTTCTCATCAATTTTGCCAACAACATTCATTGTAAATTGAATGACGTTTCCCGGTAATGCTTTCATTTTTTCTACAATATCACTTATCATTTGTGCCCCGGCATTTACAACCTCATCGGTTGTTATCGTTTCATCACCGCTTACCCACCTAAGTGCCGGTGTTAATGATATGTCAACCACCGCACCATCAGATATTGCATTTCCTATTTCTGACCATGAAATATCCTTTGTTAGCAAGCCCTTTATAATATCGCCAATACCGCCTTGCGCTTCTTCGCCCGTTACATCCTCATAGTATTGCTCTCCAAACTTCAATCCCATAACAAGTGCTAACGTTGCCGAAACAACAAAGCCACCAATAGGAAGCAGTTTAGGAAGTGTCGATGTAAAAAATGCAGTTAATCCAGGAACAAGGCTAGTTAGCGCCCATGTCTTTAACGATGCCCCCAATGTTCCCGCAACAGCCATTCCGCCAATGGATGCAATTGGTAACGCAATTGAAAGCCCAACTAGCGAAACACCTATTGTTCTTGAAATGGCTATCGTGTCTCCATCTTTCATTATCCAAGCAGCTATACCATCCGATATGTTTTGTATTCCTTGCACATTATCATATAGCCAATTGCCAATCTTAAAACTTGTAATTGCCGTTGCAATAGAAAGGCTTACTGCAACAGACAAAGGAACCGTTTTCTCTCCAATACCTGTTGAAATCTGCGTTTTCATAAGTGTGTTTAATGCTCCGGCAACAATTTCTTTACCACCATGAAACCACTTAAACGCACCGACCGTAATAGCAATTGTGTCTAAGTCTAAGTTTGTAAGAAACTCCATGCCGCCTTTTAAAATATCAGACCATGATATTTTTTTCAGTGCGGTAAGAACTGTTGTTTTAATTCCATCTACCCAAACATTAAGCGTGTTCGCCAATGATGCAAAATCAAACGTCTGGAAGAAATTATTGATACCGCTTGCGATAGATTCTCCAAAGTCCTTAAAATCAAAATTTTCGCCGAATGATAGAGCGGCATATATAGCAGTGTTCAAAGAACCGGCAATTGTTTTTCCTACTGCTCCGAATAACTCCGGACTAATCAAACCATTAAGGAAATCTGCTAATCCTTTACCAAAGTTTCTAGCGCCCTCATACACATTATTCCACTGGATTTTATTGAAGGAATTTGTCAGTGTAGTGCCGATATATTCTCCCAATTCTTCGAGCGTGTCAATACTACTTTTAAACAATCCCTCTGTTTCTTCTAGCTTGTATTTCAGCCCGTTTGTGTCTTCTCCGCCGTCACCTGTTCCACTTCCGCTACCTTTACCACCAGAACCGCTACCGCTTTTATCTGTTGTTAATACGTTTAATTCATCAACACCCTGTAACTGTTGTCTTAACTTCTTTGCATTGTCAGCAGCTTTTCCGGTTCCACTTGCCAAATCATCTGCGCTATCAGATGCAGTTTCAAAATCATCCGCAATTGAACCGGCTTGAATTTCAATCTTCCAACCGAATATCTTACCTAATGCATTTACCACGTTATTAGCAAACGTTATAACCGCACTCATAGCCTTATTTAAGGCTTGAACAAGTGGTTTTAACATATTTATAAAGGCATTACCTAAAACAGCACCTAAAGCCTTTACTTGCTCTTTTAGAATACGGATTTGGTTCGCCCAATTCTGTGAAGTTCTGGCAAAGTCACCCTGTACATTTGCGGTATTTTCCATTACATACTGATAACGCAACATAGTTTTCTGCAATTGTGTCATGGAAGAAATATTCGCATCTAACCCATTCTTCATTGCGTACTCTTTTAATGTATTTTGCGTCAAGTCAATACCAAACTTACGCATAGGCTCTGTTTCGCCTGTAAACACACTCCAAAGACTTCTAGCCGCATCTGCTTGTTCTACATTATAGAAAGATGCTAAATCTGCCGACAATTCAGTAAGGCTAACTGACATATCAGACATCTTCTTAATAGGTGCGCCCATTGCGATACCCATAGCTTGAAATCTACTAGCAGTTTCTTTTGCAGTTAGTTCAGAAATACCGTATGCCTTTATAGCAGATTTCGAAAACTTCTCTACTAGGTCTGTATATTGACCGAATGTATTTACAACAACATTCTGCACCTCTGTTAAGTCGGATGAAATGTCAATTGCACTTTTTACCTTGCCTACTGCTCTAAATAGTAACCAATAAGACGCATATACTTTTCCTATTGCCGCCGCAAGGCTAAACGAACTTTTTTTCGCTTTCACAGTAGACGAACTAAACAAATTAAGAGAATTTGTCAGTGACTTAGCCGCACTACCGCTGGCAGAACCGGTTCTAGCCAATTTTGCGAGTGCATTCGTCATGTCAATAAGGTTTTGGCTTACTTTTGGAACACCGGCAAGGGTATTCATAAGACTTTTCATTGCAGTTGCTAATTTAGGTATATTATCAATTGCATTTGTTGCAGACTTGTAACCCAACTGTGATATTCCCTTTGCCAGATCAGAAATATTTTTAGATGTTTCTGCCGTTCCCGCAATCTTGCTTAAGGACTTACCCATTTGTGTCATTGCGGATGCGGCACGGTTAATACTAGCCGTATCAATCATTGACATTTTAGTTATTCCAGTTGCAATCCTTGTAAAATCAGCTCCTTTAACAGAACTCATACCTTGCATTGAGGTTGATAATTTTTGAACACCATTCGCAAGCCCGGTTAAATTTCCTGTATTTAAAGTACCTAACGATGCAGAAAGTTTCGATATGTTGTTAATCAGCTTATCTATTTGGTTGTTTGCCCTAGTTGCACTTGCGCTGATTTTTATATCCAAGCTATCTACTTCTGCTCCCATACTCTCACCAACTTTCTACATATAATGAAAAAAGCGGTACAGTTTTTACACCATACCGCTTTAAATTATTTCTTCGTAAGACCTTTAACAATTGCACTTGCCATCTTTTCTGCATTGTATAATTTTACATCGTCACGATCATCTACAAAGCAACACTCAATCAGCATTGCCGGACTAGCAGTGTGCCGCAACACATACAATCCTGGTCTGTACTTAACACCTCTATTTTTGAAACCTAACTTTGCAATTTCCTCACATACGGCTTGTGCTTGTGGGATTGCCTTACTGTTGTTGCCATACACCAAAACTTCAACACCGGTTGTTTTTCTGTTTCCTGTCTGATCGAACGCACCACTGTTGAAATGAATAGACACATCTAAATCAACCTTATGTGCATTACATTTTTGAACAATCTGTGCTAAATTCTGACCAACACTAGGTGCCTTGTCTACCGTGCAATCATATACGGTATGTTTCTGTTTTCTTAACTTTTTAATAACTCTCTTTTTTACTGCTCTTGCTTGCGTGGATTCCTTAATCAACCCAACCGCACCACAAGCAATATATCCATCTTTGTTATGCCCTGCATGAATATTAAACTTCATATCATTCACTCTCTTTCTTTGGATGATTTAATTCAAAATTGGCTTGCATTGCTAAAAGCCCGCCAAGAAACGCTTCACGTTGTTTTTGTAGCCTTTCCTCTTTTGTTGCTTCATCTTCTTCGTAAAGGATAGGTGTTTCCGGGTATTCAACTTTTCCCTTATTCATTCCTAACCTTACTCCAAGCGCAGCAGAAATAATCCCGTACTCTCTAAACCTTAAGAACCATTGTTCGTCCTCTAATCTTCTTCGTTGCTCATATCCTTTCATGCACATTTCAAGCATTTTGGGGTTCATGTGCTTAAACTCTGTAATGGATATTCCCATTGAAAAAGCAATAGGGAAATGGTTTTCCCATATTATTTTGTGCCAGTTGACTTCTTGTGGTCTTGTGGGGTTTTTGTTGTTCTCTTCGGTTTCTGTTCTTCCTGATCTCCGAACATCTCCTTGATTGCTTCCGTTATCCCCGATAGGTCGAAAAAACCGTCATCTTCCATGCACTTGTTCAATTCATCATACAATCCCTTGTACGATAAACCGTTTTCTTTCATATATTTTCTCATTAGTGTTTTAGCTTCGTCCGTTGACATTGGATTTTCCTCTAACAAACCGGCATAGAATCCAATTCTGCAAATGCTAGGCATATCACTAATCATAGAAATTGAGCCTTTAATTAAATCCCTTGCCGTTGGTTCTTCTACGTCGCTTGCTTCTGAAACTAAATACGCACCAGAACGGACATTGAACATTTTCTGAACAAAGTCCTTGTACTCTGCCGCTTCATATAAAAACACCAACTTATATTCCTTATTGTCTACTGTAATAATCTTCATAACTACGTCCTTTTCCCTTTCCCCTATGTCTTACATAGGAAAGGGGGCAGACCGAAATCTGCCCCTCTTTTTTGCTAATAAATTGTTTCATCAAGTTCCGGTTCTGTATCGGTTGTACTATCTTCGTCAGCCACAGCAACCGATTTACTCATTGACTGACTACTTATTCCCCCGGTGTAAATGCCACCGTCTCATCTAATCCCTTGTATTCCTCAATTGTGAGGTTCATTTCTACTGTAAGTAACTCGTTCTGACCGATTTCCGGCTGTGGGATTTCCTCTGGTGGTTGCGCTACCACAAAGAAAGAATTAGTGATACCCGGAATAATAGTCTCAAACCACATTCTTTTACCGTCAGACAGTGCTTTGTATGCAGTAATGAGGTCTTGCCATTCTTTAACAGTATCAGAAGTGAAGTTTACTGTTACGGCAAACGAACCACCTGTATCCGCACGCCCTTTAACATATCTAGTAATTGAATCCTCTAATGCAGATGCGTCAATCTGTTCCGGCTCAATGTTGATACCACCCAAAGCGTTAATTCTTGTCAACTGCTTAAAAGAAGTCGGCTTTGTTCCGGCTGTTGTTTCTGTTCCGTAACCAAAAGTAATTTCTAATGTAGAAATACCTGCTGCTGCCATTTTAATACCTCCTATTTTCACATAAAAAAATAAAGCCTTTCGGCTTTTCGTTTATTGGTTATCCATTTTCAGTTTGTCATTTCTTCCTATCACACGCCTAAAACGTGTAGTAGACCGATAGACCTTATCTTGTGACTTAAACTCCGGCATTGATACAATCTCAAACCGTAATTCTTTCATAACATCTGCAACCACACGCATGATCTGTTTTGCGTCCGATTGCCTTGTGTTCGTTATACAATCAATCTGAAATGTTTCTAACACCGCATTGATTGATTGCCCCTCTAAATCTTTTCCTTGCTCCGCTCCGGCTAATTCGTGAACATATATTGTTGGGAATATCGTGCCGGATAATCGGCTTTCCTCATTTGTTACGGCATTAGTGAATCTGGTTGTCTTAAATATATCCAACTTCTTCAATCGTGGTATGGCATATGAGTTAATAAGCCCTAACACTTTTGTCTCTATCTCATAAGCCCATGTGTTATCAACCATTCTCAAATACCTCCTTTGCCGTTTTTAAAACAATGTCTCTTAGTTGAATTGACGTGTAGTACATAAATGGTCTGCTAGGCATACCCTCTGTAAACCACCACTGCCCGTCATCATCTTTGTAAAACCATCCATATCTGCCATCTGATAATTGTCTGATTGTTTTACCGCTTGCATATTCCCAAGAGACACCATCCGGCAATTCTCCGGGATAAGGTGATTGTTTTCCTACGATACCGGTTCCAAACTCTACAAACATTGCATGATCTGTACCGGCAACAACCGACCACACACTTCCGCCCTTTGTGCTTCCCTTATATTCTGCATGAATACTAGAAAGCAGTTCAGATGTAAATATTGCGTCAAGGTCAGCAATTTGCACTCTCGCAATCTCTACGCCCTTTTCTGCCAACTTTTCGGCTAACAGTTGGCATTTATATGTCAAATCATTTTGATAGGCTCTTAACTGCTTTATAGCGTTTTCTATGCTACTTTTCGACAATGCGTTGATTGTAATTTTTTTAGGCATATAATCACCTACTCTGCATTCTTTACATTCTTTTGTAACAAAAATAGATCAGCAGTTAAGCCCTCATCCGCAACACCCTTTGCGGTGTAATCTGCCGACAAACTATCAACAATGGTTTTATCATCGTCTTTATACTTAACATCTGACCTTTTCCAAACAAGACTACCTACCGTCAATGGCAATGCGCCCTTATCCGCTACAATCTGTGCATATAATGTACTGTTGTCAATACCAAATTCCTTTACAAGCACTTCGTCAAGCTTGTTGTTAATGCTTGCCTTGAATTTCTCCGGCTTTTCGTATGATGTAGTCATACCGCCTGTTGGCAGTGGTATTTTGTTGCCATCTTCATCTAAATACGGTATAAAGTTGCCGTCATCATCTGTATATCCATCATACTTAATATTGCCGTTTTCATCTGTTTCGTACTCCGGCACTTCTTCGCCGATTAGCGAATACGTCATTTCTTGTTGGTTGATTTTTAACATTTACTCCACCTCTGGAAGTCCGGCAATGCTTGTAAGGATAGATAGCAGTCCGGCTAGTGCGCTTGAACTAAGGACGACTAACCAATTTACATCACCCATAGTTGCTGCAACTCCGATTGTCGCAATTGCAGTCTGTGCTACCGTCTTAATTGCTCTAACTCCTGCAGCTTTTACCCATTGTTTCCAATCTCTCATAGCAATCACTCCTTTCCATTCAACCTTTCCTCAATTCCATCCAATCTGTGATGCGCCGAAGATACGCTTGATTCAATTTTTGTTATCCTTGAATCGTGTTCTGACAATTTCTTTGTCATTTCTGACCTTTCATCTTTCATCTCGTTAATGGTATCTAATATCGCATCTAGCTTCATATTGATTCGTGTATTTTCCTTTACACGATCTTCTATATCTTTTGTATCTGTACGTTTGTTGCTTTTCAATCCCATAAAGACGGAAAAACCTAATGATAGCACGCTTATAATGATTGCTGTTGAAATTTCAATAGTCATCAATCATATACCGCCTTTCTTATTATTTGGCACACCGCCCACCACCCTTAAAGTGTGCCGCCTGCTACCAAATCTGCAACGCAAATCTGATAACGCACAATCTTCTTTAACTTTTGGCTCTAAAAGCATTGTTATACAATTCTTGATATTGGTGTGACCCCTCTCAACAACTCTTTCGAATCAACCCAACTTCTCGATACGCCGTTTTCAGAATAACTTTTCATAAATTCTTCGCCAGCTTGTGATCTATAATAAATAACAAAATCAACTATGTTGTCTTCGTATCTTAACAAGTCTTTTTCTATTTCATCGTCCGTGTAATAATCTGGGTTATTCTCGTAGTGCCGTTCTTTTTTAATGGAAGACACTGCCTTTTTTATGAGTTGGCTAAGCATAGGGTTTTCTTCTGCATGGGTGAATGTCATTTCATCCGTAACCGGGTCAACAGAATATTGTAGCAATCTTATTTTCACTTGTTCTAATATTTCCTTTTCATCCATGCTACATCACCTCTTACAATTCAAACTTTTCAATCAACATTCTCTTCAAATCTGAACCGTTGATTTCTTCCACATCAGAAAATCCTTGCTCTTTTGCAAGTTTTCGTAATTCTGCGGTTGACATACGGTTAATACTTGTTTTTGTAAAAGAGGAACACGGAAATTTATCCGGTTCCTCTTCGTACTTAAGTTCATCGCCGTATGTTGTTTTTTGTACTTCTTTTTCCACTTCCACGTCACACAATGCAGCAGCGTTGATTTTGTGTCTTCTTAACAACATACAATCACCGCCTTACTCTGTATCAGCTTTAAAATGCGCAACAACAACCTTGGAATCATTGCTCAATACCGCCGTGTAATGCTCGTCACCGGAGATTACCGTTGTTTTTGCAAGAATATCTCTGTCTGATTCGATCTCTACGTTTCTCTTCATGTAAATTGTCAGTGCGTTTTCTTCTTCGGAAGCACCATCTGCACTTGAATCCTCGTTAGGATCTTCTGCGGAAACAATCACGATAGGGCAAGCATAGTAAGGTGTTGTTGCACTCTTAACTTTGTCTCCAACAGCAAGCTTTCCAGCATAGTTCGGAAGAATTGTTGACAGATGTTTCTTTGTCGCATCTTCTGTTACTGTGTCTGCTACGATTGTAATGGTGCCGGCTTCATTGTCTTTCTCGTACTTTACGAGTTTTACCTTCTTGGATTTAACAACTTGTGCGCCTGCAATAGAACCAATTGTTCCGTTCATAATCACATTAAGTGGGTATTTGTCGTTTGACTTGAAATCTGCGTCATTCAATAATGTGGCTTCCTGTGCTGGATTGATAAACAGGATTTTTGTGAGCGCTGCGTCGGATTCATCATCAAACTTGCTATTAGCTGCTACAACAGCGGAATAGCTAATATTTGCAGAAGTTCCGTCATACTGAATTGGTGCGTCGCAAAGTGCATCGTAGCAATCATTGTCTACCTTTGCTGCAATTGACATCGCAATCTGATTTACAGTTGTACCCATAGGGTCGCCATATCCAGATAAAACGGATTCATCTGTTAATTCAACTGCTTTTCCGGCTTTCTTTACCTTTGCTTCTGTTGTAGATGCAGTAAGTACGGTTGTTCCCATTGCAACACCCTCTGCTACATCTTCTGCATCACCAATATAAGCATATTTAGGAACAACAATTGTGCTTCCTGGTCTTCCTACAAGTGTAGTGTCAATTCTTGCAATTGGTGAAAACTTGATTTTTTTTGGCAACTTTGCTGATACCATATCAGCCATTACTTCTGGGTCTACTAAATTTGATAACTTTGTTTGTGGCATAGTTTTTACCTCCATTTACTCTGTGAACTTTTTATAAAGTTCAGGATTTTTACTCTTAAACTCCACTCTTTCGTGGTAATTCATTTTGTTAAACTGTTCTTGTGTAATTGTGCTTTCCTCTCCGGTTCCAGCATTTACGGGCGGTCTTGATTTCAACCATTCTGCTTTCGCTTCTTTTACTCTTTTTTGAACCTCGTTTTCAATTACACTTGAAATCATTGCGTGGTCGGCATCGGCAACCGCATCAATCAACGTTTCGATGTTCTTTTCTTCGCTAATTGTTTTTTGGTAAGCATTAACTGCTTTAATGTGATTCAGTTCTTTACTCATGTTTTCAAACTTTTCCGCTTGAAGTTTTTCCGCTTCTGCTTTTGCTTCTGCCTCCTGTTCTTCTGCGGTTTGTTTTGATCTCAACTGTTTTTTAAACTGTGCTGCTTCCGAACTAGCTTTATCAGATGCGTTTTTGTACTTTTCCTTTTCTGCTCGTTCGTTCGCTAATTGAGCCATCAATTCTTCAACTGTTGGTGTTTTTTCTTCACTTGCACCAGTTGTCTGTTCACTTACCTGTGTTTCTGTTGTTGTAGTAGCTGTCTCTGCCATAATTCTTACCTCTTCTTTCTGCGATTTAAGTTTTCTCTAACTTTTTGCGAAATTTTTATTGCCCTTTCTCTAGGGCATATAAAAAGCCATAGAAAATTTTCTATGGCTTAAAATCATATTTATCGATCTGTTCTACTCTTATCAATCATTGGGCTGTTTTCTATTTGGTCGGAAAGATCTTGCATAGTTCTTTCTTTATTTGGTTCTTTTTCTCCATCTCCGCCCTCTGCTTGATTGGTTGTATCCTTCTTTATAACACTATCTTGATACTCTCTTACCATTTCACCGCTTCTTGAAACAACATCATTAGGGTCATCAAAAAATGGTATTGCGCCAATCGTATCTTCAAGGCTAAAACCGTGGCTAATCAATGTGGCAATTGAATTTACCTTTGTTGACATTTCGTAAGTTTTTTGCCTTTTTATATTGGGTTGCACATCTCTTGATCTTAATTTTAACAGTGGATTGTTTGCTTCTATTCCACTTGATTGCTTGATCGCTTCCAAAACAACCTTAATCTCTTCCATTTTGCAGCCATCAGTTATCAATTGTTGTTTTGCTGCTGCCGTTTCCGCTTGTGACCATCCTGTAGCATCACTCATTGCAACGCCTGTACTTCCACCGCTATTATCGTTTCTTTGAGGTACGTTGCATTTTTGCAATATCACTTGTCTTCTATATTGTATGTTATTTAGCATTCCGCTATAATCATATTGAACAGCCAATGGATTGATAAACGGTTGCTTTCCGTCTTGCGATGTGTAAGTCAATATCCATTCATTTGTTCCCGGTTTTTTTGTGACCTCAACCTTTTTGCCGTTTTCATCTTCTATAATTTCTTTTGGAAATTCGACATCATTACCGTGCCATATAGCCTGTGTATTTTGATCTACATCATTTGTAAAGTCAGAAATAAGTAAGTTGAGATTGTCCATTTCCGATATTTGACGTTCAAAGCATCCCATACGATCATAAGAACGAACATATTCAACAATTGGTATTTTATGTAATGGGTTTTCTTCTCCGTTTCTTTCAAGGAATCCCCATTTGTTTTTTTCTTCGTTTTTTCCATTTGTTATTTTTAATCCGTCTGTAATCTCAAACCTTTGATCTTTTGTAAAACATGTATAAAATCTTTTTCCGGTATTCTTTTCTTTCCTATACGTTCCGGCAAGAATAATTCTTCTATCGCTATAATACGTTGATCTAACAACAAATGTTATCCTTGGGTCTAATACATCATATGTAAAATAACTATCTCCATCCTCATATTCTGTATTAACATCAATATACACATATCCCACGCCGCAAATTTCTATATATCTAGCAAGTTCCTGTTGTTTTTGGTTGTAACCTTGTGACTGATAACATGTATTTAATTCCGCTATTGCTTTTGTGATGTTTTTATTACTTTTATCACCGTTTTGAACAAATGTAATAGGGTTACCCCATTTAAACCCAAGGTTAAATTCCGTTACTTCGTTTGCTACATTATCTACGCATCGGCAATCAATATCCGTCCTTGTTTTCTTCGTTCTTTGTAACGGTTGTATTCCGGCATCATAATCAAGAAGAAATTGTATTCTTGCAGAATTTTGGTCATGTTCAAGAATCGCACTTCTCAAAACGGATATTACATTTTCTTTTGTTACTTCTTTTACATCTGTATAAATCACAATTCTTCCCGTTTGCATATTTACACCTCTATCAATAAAATCTCATTCCGCTTGAAGTTGTCCTTTCCACCTTGGAAACAACTGTCGAACCGCTCGCAACATAATAAGTAATAATTTTATTGCACTTATTACATTTAGTTTTTATATCTATTGTTTGCTTGCCATCATATGTTGCAATCTTCCGACCACATCTGGGGCAATATATTTTTTTCTGTTTCATTTTCTTTACCTCATTTTTACCGCAAGTCAAAAACGGCATGACAGCTTATTGCCATCACACCGCTTTCGATTTACCGATTTAAGAAAGGATATTACGTGAAATTCTTACAACTATTATTATACATTGTCAAATATCTAAATGTAAATATGTGTAAAACTGCATTTTACTGAATATCAATGAATGATTACATATATTCATCACCATAATTACGTTCAAACTCTTTAATTGCTTCTTTGTGTAGGCTATACACTTTTCTTTCGCACCAATTCATTTTTTTTGAAATATCCTCAAATTTTAAGCAATTTACATATCTAAGGCAAAGAATCTCATAATGTTCAAATTTTTCCATATTGTCAATTTGGCTTATAATGTGTTTTCTTTTTTTTGAAAGATTATCAACCATTTCTTCTAATTCTTTTTCTGAATCTATTACTTTTGAAACCGCACTGCTCAATTTATCATTCTTTATAGATGTTTGAACTCTTTCGCTTTCCGTTGAATTTGTAATTCCACAAGCCATTGCCTTTAACCGATATATTTCTGATAATTTGTTTTCAATCATTTTTTCCAATCTTTCTATTTGCGATAAATAGTTTTGTGTTGTCATGCTTTACACTCTCCTTTTCAATCGGCATATTCCCATTTGTAGCCCATATAACTATCCCTTTTCCCTATGCAGCACAAATATACTGTCTTTCTTTGATACCCCGTTTCTCTTTGCATCTTTTTAAATCCCGACCATATTTTTACAACATTTCCGTCTAGGTCTTTTTGGTAGAACTTTCTTCTCTGTGTTTCTGCTCCTCTTTCCATGCAATCTCCATAATGATTATTATACATTTGTGTACACCACTCTAAATTATCTGCACTATTGTTAAGCTTATTTTGATCTTTGTGATTTATTTGCGGATAGTTTTTCTAGGGTTTTCAATAAATGCTTCTGCAACCAATCTGTGCAAAAGTTTTCCGTATGCTTTTCCGTTTTTATGTAAATCAACTTTTACATATCCACTATTTTGAATAGTATTTGTCTTTATATTCATTCCTTTTTCTCTTTTAAGCCACCCCGCTTTTGTAACTACTATTCTATCTAGCGACCTTAGTTTTCCATTGTTGCTTATTTGATAAATCCCCTCAAAACCAACAACATCTTTCCATACTTCCTCCATGTTTCCCACTCTCCTATATCGGACTTTCCATTATTATTGTCTTGTGCTTTCTTTTATTTGAATAGATCATGTCACACAACTGTGCGGTAGAATCAATTCCATCATCATGCTTCATTTTTCCTTCATATGTGCAAGATAAAATATTTTGAAAATATTTCCTGTATTCTTTTGATTGATATTTCATGTCAACAAAATGCAATTTCCTAATGTCTGGTGCGTGATTTTTGATTCTATCCATTTTTGCCGTTTTATTATCTGCTGGGTCATGACTTGTATTAACCGGGTATCCGTCTCTTTCCCATATCTTTTCACATTCTGTTCGATATGCAGAAGTTGTCTTCGTCTCTTCAAAATGTACTTCTGCCGTTTTATTTTCAAACTTATCCAAGTGATTTTCTATTCTGCTTGTGACTTCCGGTATTGTAATTTCTTTATCTCCATCGTTATACACAACATCAGTTATGTAATGTTCTCCGTCGATTTCATAACATATAGGCATTGAAACAAAATCTCCGCCACCATAAGCCGGGTCATTCGCTGCAAATATCTTATCCGGTCTTATTTCTTCTATCTCTTTCGGATTAAAGAAATTCATGTTATCAACATTAAACATTTGACCTTTTCTTTCGATCGGCTCCTGCTGATATTGCGCCAACCACGATGCCAAATCGTCATTATTTTCAAACGAAGCCATTCTTCTTTTATAATCAAGTGTTGTGTATCCTAGTTTATAAGGGTAATCAAAGTTGCTCTCTCCGTTTTCATTCAGTGCTGGTATTATTATTTCTCTATGCCTTATTTCCGAATACTCTTGGTCGCCATTAAGCAATTCCAATCTTCTACCTTGCACATCCCTGGGCGCCCATCTTGTTCCAATTCCTATCAACTTTGCCTTTCCAGGCTTTATTCTCGGCATAAAATTGTTGTCAAACTTACCCCACACTGTGTTCTGCCTATCTTCACTTAGTGCTTCATCAATTCCACTAAATAGATCGTCGTATATCCCTAACCCATCACAATCACAAGCACCATTTAAAGTTCCGTAAATTGATCTCATCGTGAATGTCGGGTACGTTTTTTTTCTATTTATATCAATTGTTAAGTCTTTTCCGTCTGTCAATCCATCAATTTTGTTGTCTGGATATATTTCTCTGTATGTATATGTCGGGTCTGTTATCATTTCCTTTGTTCCATCGTAAAATCCGCCTGTTATTTTGTCAGAATATGCAGAATACAGATTAGATCTTTCCGGTCTGTTGGAGCCAAACCACAAATTTCCCATTTTTACTATCTGGGTTTTCCCGATACGACCTGGGCAAAAAACCATACCCTCATCCAACTTGTCATCATATAAATCCTGTATCAATTGTGCCACTTGTTTCAACGGATTTTGTCTCGGAATGTAAAACCTCTCCCATGGTGCCCTGTTTTTCTCCATGTAAACCATAAAACTTTCAAACAAAAAATGAGATTCCAACAAAAACAATTCAAAATATGAATCTAAAACAGTTATTCCTTGGTCTATTTCGTTTTTATGTTTATAATAGTCCAAATCCCATATTGTTCCTCCCGTTTTACTTATGCAGAAACGCTCTATTTTGCCCTTAAAACACTTTGTAAGTTGCAACCCATACGGAATATCCTTTTCCCCGTTTATAGCCACCTTACAGGCTTCTATATATGCATTCATTACGGATTCATCTATGCCTTTTTGCTCTATGTAATTGTCATATCCTTGGATTGTCTTAATCAGATAATCAGATGCCAAAAGAAAAGCACCTCGCTTTCTAGCAAAGGTGCTTATATAGACCTCTGCCTATAATTATTCTAGGTTAGCGACTAACTCCTGTTTGTTAGCCGGTTTCTATTTATTTTTTGGTTTCCCTACCACACATCGAAATTGGGTTTTCCAACACTGTTTCCATAACTCCTTAAACAGTCTTCCAATGATTTTTTACTTTTCTGCTGCTACATTTATCACTCCATGTTTTTCAATAAGTTCATTATAATTATCAATCACATATCCTCCGCTGATAAAATAACGTTTAATTCCGTATCTTTCTGCCGTTTCTCTTTCGATCTGACATCTATTCCAAGCCCATGCCTCACTAATTCCGATAAATACATCTGCTTGTGCCAATTTCTTAAGGCTTTCTCCCAAAAACCAAATAGCTTGATTATTGCTTTTCGGTGGGTTATCTTCAATGTAACTGTCGATCATTTCTAATTCCTCTCCCTCGAAAATTTCCGCAATATTCTTCATCTTATCAATTGTTTTTCTGATTTCTTCCTCTGTTCTTCCTTTCATTGGTACGCTTACAAATAATTTTTTCATATTATATTCCTTTCCGCTGATAATCAGCAATTTATCTTTATTCCCTCTGTCAATATTCCGGTTTTGTCACTATCTAATTTATAATCTCCGTTTTCATCCAACTTTACCCATCTTGCATCAATTGTAATCATTGGTTTTTTATCTGCATGACCGATAAAATGTAATTCCATGTCTGTACACCTTACTTTTTCACCTTCAATAAACACTTGTGCCGTTTCGCCATCAGATATTATTTTAATTTTCTCTTTCATTTCTCCATACACCCTTTCCGGAACTTTTGTTCTCTCGATTGGTTCCCGTCTGTAAGCAGATCTCTAAAAATTATCTTCGTACCACCTATCCATTTCTCCGATAACTGAATTTGCATAATATGTCGGTTTACTCATAGTTTTTGTTCTGCTGCATAAAACCTCTTGATAGTTTTCTATAATAAACTCGCATTCATCACCGTTATACGCATAATCTTTATAGAACCTATAAAAAGATTTCAAATTTTTGATAAAATCAATTAGTGTTTTCATTCCTCATAAACCTCTCAAAATCTTTTCTACACTTAGGACACAAATGGAGTTCTTTGCTATCTTTATATGTGGTTCTAACTATTTCAACGCTAAAAGTATTATTTGCAATTTTATTCGTATCCGCAATATAACTTATTTCCGGTTTTTCATATATAAGTTTCAATTCAGCTTCAGGCATTATTAACCTGCTAACCCACGTTGAAAATTTTGGCAATCTATCAATTTCTTTTCCACACCTGTCGCAGGTGTACCATTCTTTTTCGTGTTTCATTCTTCCACCGCCTTAATATCCGCCATCAAATTCCGAAAGCCATTCTTTCAGTTCTACATGCGCTTTAGCAAAGCAAAGTTCCATGTCGCAATCACTTTCATTAACAATTATTACATCTTCACCGTCATGCCTAGCTTTAGGGTAATCATCGGCGCAGCCTCTTTTATAAATCAAAATATTCCAATCACATATTTTGCTGTAAGTGATTTCAAGATGCATAGGAAAGTCTTTTGCTTTATCGTCAAAAAATTTCAAAAATTCATTCATTCTTCCACCAACTTTCTACCGCACATAGGGCAAAACAAAATATTTAATGCTCCTGCTCCATATTCATTTGCACTGTTCGTAAAAACAAGTGTAGGTTTATTAAGGCATTTACGAATTTCTATTTCTATTCCAGATGGTATCATTCCTGTTTCGTCTGGATTTATAAAATTCCAATTTGGAATTCCAATTCCTATTTGTTTGCAAAAATCACACATATCTATCACTCCTATATCAAAATTCCGCGCATCCGTCACAATCTACTTCATCTCTTTTAACCCATAAGGTATGTGGGTGCAACGAATTTTCCCGCCTCCGGCACTCGCTTATTCCACCTCTTTGTTGTGCTTACAATACACAAGCAAATGTTCCGCAATCTGCTCCAAATCTTCAATGTCATACTTTCTACATTCTATATTTCTATATTCGTATTTTTCATTTATCAGAAAATTTGCTACCTCAATTGCATCAAAAGGCAATTCAACAGTTGAATTGTTTTCTTTTAATTCATCAGCCCCTACCACCCATAATGCACCATAATTACCTTTATCAAAGCTATCTCTTGCCGATTCTCTGCATCTCATGCGAATACTCTTTAATTTTTCTATATGTTTTTTGAGTTCTCTTATTTCATCTTTAAACACTTTATCGTGTTCCGTAAAATCAAGACTATCAAAAACAATCCCGTAGCGTTTGCTTATTTCATCTTCTGTCATAACATCAGAATTGTACTCCGTATAATGCGCTGTAACACCGTTCAGTTTAAGAAGTTCACCTATTGATTTTGTAAAAGCAATTGCAACTTTATTGTCGTGACATTTTGCAAACTTATCAATAATCTCATCAACATTAGACATATTTTTTTCTCCCCTTTCTTATTTTGCCTGTATCGGAACGATTTATATTCCGATCGTCATTACTTTGCAAACAAGCAGCTTTGCCAACCGACACAGGCATACTTGAAATGTAGATGGTTGTAAGAAATTTTGCAGATTACCAACAACTGCATTTCTTTTTTGTTACATTTCAAACGCAGTGTATAGGAATCGAACCTATTCGCCCTTTCGAATGGCTACCGGTTAGCAACCGGACACATTACCTCTCTGTCAACACTGCAAACGGGATTTTTATTCAGAATCCCATAACTGATATACATTTGAATTTTGGTTGGATTAACGCACCAACCATACGGATTTTCACGTCTTTTCTGACTAAGACAGTGCTTAGATGTTGTGCAAGCCGCTATTGCCGATGCAGATTTCCTGTGGAATATAATCCAAAATTAACAGTTGCATTACACCGCCTATTGCGATTCTTTTAATTGCCTAAAGAGGGGTGACAATTTGGGTAACTACCGCAATTAAACCCGAACCCCACCGAACCTTGCGACGGTTCTTAACAGCTTTCCGCTAGTGGGTACTTGGGAGGAGCATATGAAAAATGCCCAATCGGGTGTCGGCTAAGAACACCCGCACAGGGGTAGACGGACTCGAACCGCCAATAACAAGAATCAAAATCTTGCGCCTTACCGTTTGGCAATACCCCTAGCTTATTATGCGAATGGCAACTCGTCTTCAATTCCATCCGGAATATTCATGAAGCCATCACTTGACGGTTTACTATTTGAATTGCCGCTATCACTCTTGCTTTGTGCAAACTCTACATTTTCAGCAAATACATCTGTTGTATAAACCTTGTTTCCGTCCTTGTTTGTATAACTTCCTGTCTGAATGTGACCGTCAAGCGCAATCATATCTCCTTTGTGGAAATACTTCTCTACAAACTCTGCCGTCTTTCCCATTGCTACACAATTAGGGAAGTCTGCTTCATACTGACCGTTTGTCTTAAACTTTCTGTTTATCGCAAGGCTAAATCTTGCCGTACATGTATTCTTCTCATTGTTTGCATATCTAATCTCTGGATCTCTTGTAAGTCTGCCAACTAAAACAACTTTATTCATTGCTTTCTATTCTCCTTTATTTCAATTCAAAACACTGTTATTGAGTATTTATACCTTTTTTGCTTTAAAATGTCTTAAAATCAATTCTGCGATGTTTCAGCACTATTAGAATTGTCTATCAATTCCATGTATTTATCCAAATACCATTTTGCTTTCCGCAAATCCTCTTCTCCGTTCTTCATATTGTGCCGGTATATGTACTTGAACGCATTGCATACACAAAAGTTCTTTGTTGCTTCAATCCCTTGCGTTTCTATCATCACATCTATGCACTCAGATTTCCCTGTCTCATAATGCGACGGATGATTTACGTTATCATGTTCTTTTTCCATTTAACTTCTCCCTGTGCCTTAATTGGCATTTCACCATTTCTGTCATATTGCTACGCCTTTGACCGATTGCGTGTCCTTGTCTTGTCAATTGGCAAAACAGAACATCTCCACAACGTTCACATTCATCTTTTATCTCTACTCCGGATAATTTCATCAAACATCATCCTTTGCTCTGTGATTAGCACGGTATGTGTCAAATCCATCCGGGTAACGTGCTACTAATTTGTCTACATTCGTCTGCATTACATCATTAAGCGAAAAGCCAAATGATTCACACATCATTGCCACGTACCACATTACATCTCCGATTTCTTTCTTGACATGACCTTTATCAAGTGGTGTGTTGTGGAAAATCCATTTCTTAATCATGTCGTTTAATTCTCCAACCTCACCGGATAATCCTAATGCTGCATTTACAATTCCGCCCATGTCCTGAAAATCCGAAAACACATCACAAGATCTTTCCAATCTTTCTGTTGCTTTTCCGTCATTGGTTCTCATTGCTAATTTTTGATAATCATTTCCTGTCATTTACTCTGTTCCTCCGAAGCCCAATTAATCAACCTTACACCAACTGCAAAACTGCATACGCATATAACCCACATTGGTGCAGAAATTTTAATCAGCAAATACAAAATCATTATGTATGCTAACATGTTTAATCCCCTTTCTTAATCGTTACTCTTTTTTATTTTTGGAAAATTTTTGAATTTTATCTTTCGTAGAATTTTTAGAAATTTTATCTTTTGTAGAAAACCTATTCATCTAGGTATATGATTCTTCTCATTCGACTTCTTTTGCTTATAAAGTCTATTTCTCTTTTTGTCCGAAATGCTACTAGCCAATTATCTTCGTTCAGGCAATGGTCTGATAGTATTTCTTTTTCTTCCTCTGTTGGTAATCTTGGGTATTCATCTTTCATTAGATCACCTCAATCATTTACCGTTTCCAGATTTGAATATTGTTGACAATAAGCACATAATCAACCAAATCCCTACAGCTACCGACCATTTAAACTTTAACCCAAAGCAAATAGTAATAAGCTTTATAATTCCACACGTTACAACAAGGCTTAATACACAACTAATTATCAATAAAACAATTGTTAATACAATTACAGATAATGTTTTTTTATTGTTCATAAACTCACTCCTTATAATTATTTATGCATATAATATTATTTATTGTATCTATTGTTATGTTGGTTAGTGTTATATGTATTGTTATATAATATAGCCTTTTTGTTTTTGAGAATATTTGGGGTGCTTAGTAGCAGCTCTACCAACTGCATATATAACCCCCTCCGCCCTGCTGATCTGTTCCGGTTTGGGACCTGTTCGGCTGCATCATGAATTGTGTTTAAATTGTAAACTATTTAGACAATTTATTGCTGTTTGTATCTAACTATTCGCAAAACCCTCGTTTTCCGCAAAGTTAAACCGTGCTTATATACCTCAAATCCTTGTATTTCCTAGCTTTCTAAATTGTGTATAAATATATACAATTCGCTACTGTTCTATAACTGGCAATGATTCGGAATTGTCTATTGATTTCGTACAGTTCAATTGAGGTAGTGCGTCAGCGGTTAGGGCTTCTTTCCGGCTTTCCTGTCTCACTCCTGGCATGTTCCAATGATGCACCTTGTTTAACTTCGGTAATATCTTCATCGGATTATTCCGCCGGTCTTTCATCAAATTGAATAAAGATTCTTCGTTATCGTCCATTATTTTTTGTCGCAAGTCGGAACGCTGCGAACTTAGCGCCCCACTCTCCCACTCGTACAATGTTTGCTTTCCTATCCCGATCATGTCACAGAATCCCTTTTGACTAATCTCTTGACAATGATTATTACATAATCTCTTATATATATATTCATATACATATATTACCCTATCTATATCATAGTCATTATATAATGCGTTATCTTTTTTTAATAACTTATTACATGGATTAAATAGCTTAACATTTAACTCCGTTATAATATCACTCCATATGCTAGGATATATATCTCTTTCGTCAATATCATATCTTTCACAATATGATTTTACTATATCGGCGGCTACTGCCGGCATATCTTCTACACAAGTAATAGCCATTGAATATTCACTATCCGGATATTTTACTTTCGACATCTTGCCGCCTCCTATTCTTGCCTGCCGAGATTGGTAGACAAATTTTTCTTGTTTTCCGAGAAATTAAAAAGCCCACAGAATAACTTATATCCTGTGAGCGTGTAGCTTGTTCCTGATCTCTTGCCGGTCTTGCTCCTATCCGTCTACTTGCTGCGGCTCCTGATCTGATCACCGGCTTTTCAGAGAACCTACAAGCGACTTTCTACGGCTTAATATAATATATATAATGGTATTTGTCAAGCATATATTTATAATGTCTATATAGGGCATATAATAGCCATATATCTATATATATTAAAAGAGATAGCCATATATTAAATATAACTATCTCTTTCTAATTGAATCCCTAGATTCACTGCTCTTATAATATATACTAATATCTATATAATGTCAACTACTCTTCTTCGTCCACTTCCACAATCTCGTAAAAATCCGGTGTATAATCGCCGTTTTCCTTGTCCTCCTCCTCAAATCGTTCAAGTTCCTCCAGTGCTTCTTCGTAGTTGCTAAACACGTCAAAGTCTGTAATTCCTGCCTCTCGATCTCTTAATATATACTTCATAATGTCCACCTTTCCTTTCTTTTAAATTTATAAATTTATAGTTACTCCGTTTTCATCCGCATCATAAGACAATATTTTTTCGTGCATCACATACGGATTTCCCTTCTTCAGCTCTTCATATGTTCCAGCAAATCCCTGTACATCTCCGTAATATATCTCTATGATGTAGTCGCTTTTTGCTCCATCCAGGAATTCTTCCAATGTCGGCTTGTTTGCCCGTTCTTTCTCGTATCTTATGGCATCCCTCAACGCTTCCAGCGTTACATAATCTTTGCCGCAGCAAAAGTATTCATCACATGTATCATTCGCGATGCTTTCTAGCTCCTTGATTGCTTTTTCTCTTTTGGCTATGTACTTCTCGTCTACTTCTTTGTATCTGACAAGATCATATGCATCACAGAAGCACATTTTACTAATTAGTGCCGTCTCAATCTGATCCTTGATCTCCCAAGGCTTTTCCGTGTTCTTTTCTAATTCCAGGAAATACTTTTCCCGGCTATAAGCCGTTTTGATTGTGAATACTATTGATTTAGTTTCCATGTAATCACTTCCCTTTCTTGTTGATAGTGTTACTATAACACGTTATCGTTATATTGTCAACAAGAATTTTCAACTTTTATAAAAATGGACAATCTTCCTTTCCTTCTTGGCTTTCTAACTCTTCCAGACGATCAAGAACACATTTCGTAATGAAACCATTTAGACTATCTCCCGCCGCTGATCTTATGCGCTCCTCGTCTGTCTTCTTAAATCTAACAAGCGTTTTGAAATATGCTTTTTCTTCATATTTGGAAGTGGCTCTAATATGCGCCGCTGATGTTTTTTTCTTTTCTTCCATGCTCTCTTCCTCCTATATAATGATATCGTGATTTACATTTAACACGATATCACAATAACGCTATCGTGTCAACATATAACAACTTTCCTATATAATGATATCGTTATTTTCCTTTCAAAATTTTCTACCAATAATCCAAACTGTGCAATATGTACAATAGATATAACGTTATCGTGTTATTATTTGTGCAACATTGGGGTATTGCGTATATAACGTTATCGTGTTATAGTTAATACATCGAAAGGAACAAACAACAAACCGGATTACCGGAGAATAAGAAAGGGGTTTTAACCATGAAGAATTATAAAGTATATGTAAAAGGAATGTACACAGGAGAAATCGAACTACTTGCAAGCGAAGTTGTAGCAGTTGAAAGAGATTTCGAGATTAAACTTGTAGAAGTAAGCAAATAGCATTTTATTTCTGACAATTCCATAATTAGCGGCTGACGTTGACAAGATCGGCGGCGGTCGTTAGGTGGATAGCAGAATGTAGGAGCACATCAATTAAGTTAAAAGAAAGGAAGCGCAGAAAGGCGCAAGGTGGATATTATGAGAAAATTAACAATTGCAGAGAAAAGAGAAAACGCTGTTATCGAGTTAGCAAGCCGTACAAATGGTAACATAGCATCAGCAAGAAAGGCAATGAATGCCTATTATAGACTTTGTGGGTTAGAAGAAAGACTATTAATTCTTGAGAATGACGAAAGAACTTGTAACACTCCATACACAAGATCATTACAGGAGAAAGAAGAAAGAACCATCGAAAGAGTTAAGGGATATTTCAAAGAGTTCAACGCAATTCTTGTATGGTTTGGATATCTTCCGACTATTTGCGAGCCAGGAACCACACAAGATTTATACCTGGCACATTTCTACAACTAAGCAAGCGCAGACGGTACGGCTCCGGGGTTCAAATCCCCGGCTTGCTTTTACCCGGATAAACGGGATATAATCAAATTATGAGGTGCTTTATGAAAAAATATATAAGACTTGGAGAAATCCCGGCGGACGGTAAGTCTGTCAATTTTTTAAAATTAACAAAAAATCAAAAAGATAACTTCCGTTGTGCAAGCATTCCGGAAGAATGCAAAGAATGCGGAGTATCTGTTTTCGCGGATGGGAAAGACGGTATGCCTGTTTTTGAAAACTTGCGCCAAGTGTCATCGTTCTGCTGCCGGTATGGAAGCGAAAGAATATACGAAGTGACCGGCGAAGAGGTCGGAAGCGGTCAAGATAGCGAGCCGCTTCTTTCTGGCGTCGAGATAATAAAATCTCGCAGAATATCGGCAGAAAAGGCAAGAGCCTGTGTCCTTTCTTTTATGTGCCGGAATTTTAAAAATATACAGCCGGGAAGTGACCCAGATATTGACAAGTTGGGCTTTTTTCATTTTTATGAGGATGAGAGAATAAATATAATCACCGGTGAACGTGTGCCGTCTTTCGCCGCTTGCGGTTCGGAATGGGTAAAGGTGCCGGGGCGTGACGTTTACACCGTTTGCGGCTGGACATTCTCCGATCCGGTTCCGGGGTTAGATGTGCGACTTGGGATTTAATTCCAGGGCGTAAAATCATTCCGATCATTTTCTCGTTTCGCGAGATTGGTAGCCGTTTTTTTCTTGCTATGCAAGAATAATATTTTGTGGTTTATTTTTATTTGTTTTTTAAATAGGCAACCCGTAAGCCTATTATTATCTAAAAATCGAAATTTAGGGCGAAATACGACCTTGTAGCGGTATTTTCTGCCCGTCTGCACCTTGACAATTTAACACTACCGGAATATAATAGCGTCAAATAATCCCCTATGTGCTTGTTCCTTTCGATCGTGTACAATCACATACAGGATTTCATATCGGCGCACTAGGTCTATCTATTGGGCGTTTTTGTCGTGCTTATGATTACGCACGAAAGCACCCGGATAGACGGCTGCCGGATATGTGGCAGATCACACGACCGCACAACGCTTTTCACTAAAAACTTCGTCAAAGAGTGCTTTATCTTCACACGAAAAATTCGATTCACTTTTTCAAGTGAAATCTGCAAAAATCGAGCAAAAATTTCCAAAATTTTCAATCTCATATTTGGTGTAAAATTTTAAACACAGGGGGGGTTCAAATTCTGTCGGAATATTTTTCGTGGCGGCAAAATTTTTTATTTTTTTACGTTCATTGCTCCAAATATCAACGACTTAGCCGCATATTCGCTTTTGCTTAATTCTTCAACCAATTTCTCCCTTGTCATTTCTGGATTAGTCTTTTGTATATACAATAATATTTCATCTACTCTATCCATATCTTTTCTCCATAACATTACTCATAATACTATCAGCAATATATATAATATCTCTGCCATATAGCGACATAAAATCTGCAATTATTTCTTCTGTCTGTATATCTATATTGCAGTTATTTTCAAAGCTATAAACGTGTACCAACTCATGGCACAACACCTTGTTTGTCATGTAATCAGACATACCGTAAGCAATTGTTACCGTCTTGGTGTTGTTGTCGGTAACACCTAGTGTATATACATTGTCACTGCGTCTTAATTCTTCACTATTCGGGCTTGCAAACTGCAACGTCCACCGGTTGTTATTTACTGTAAATTTCATGGGACCACCTCAAAACAGGCTATGAGTATTGCACCCATAGCCCTTAATTTTACTGAATTTTTTGCATCAAAATCTGCATTTTTGTTCTTAAAAGGTTCTTCTCTTCGTCAGACATATCCGATACCATTTCAACTACATCTTCCGTAAGAGACTTTGCATACCTTTCCAACTCCTGCATTTTAGCTTTCTTATCTTCCGGTGTATTACCTCTGTGCATTTCCTTTGTCTCTGTGTATGTTCTCTTTGCACGATCATATCCACTCTCATTCATGTTGGTTTCCGTGTAATACATTCTGCTATGCGTATCTCTATCCATGTCACGGTACATTTCCGGTGTCATGTGATAATATGGCGGTTCTTCGTATCCTCTTCGGTATGATCCATGCCCTTTTGGTGCAAATCTTCCACTTGCATATCTGTAGTGATCATAGTATCTTCTTCCGGCATCTTCTCCGTACTCTTCTTTCAGTTCACGAAGCAAAATCTTTTCGTACTCTTCTTCCTCTTCATCAGCTTTTTTCATAGCCTTTACGATTACCGCTTTATACTCTGCTTCGTTAAGGTCTTTAATCATATCTACCACTTGTCCCATTTCGCAAGTGTCAACATTTTCTGTGCCTTTTTCAAGTTCACATAATGCTTTTTCGGTTAGACATTCAATCATTTTGTGCATTCTTTCAATGTGCATAACATCACCCCCTACGCTTCACGAACCGCAATCAAGTTAGCATTTTGCACTTCAATAGCTTGCGTAGAAGTATTCTGTACCGCTACTGTACTGCAACATCCGCAAGGTACATCAATGTATGCCTGTGCTGATACGTTAAAGAAATTTTCTACTGCTGCCGGTGTAACAATCATTCTTGTTGACTGCAAAGGCTCACCATCTACCGCAAGCGCAAGTGAGATAGCTTCAACCGTACCGCCTGTTGGTATCTGAATATTTCCACTAAACGATACAAGAAATCTTGCTCTGCACTGGTTTGTAATACCTCTTAACTTGACAATTCCACTTCCCTGTCTATGAACAATACATTTGCTACCGCCCACCGGTGTTTCTGTTAATGCAACATCTTCTCCGGCTGCAACTGTTTGTAATGTAATTCCTGTAAATTCTGCCATTTTATTTACCTCTCTTTCAAAAAATAAGGGCAAACATATTTCAGTCTGCCCTTTTGCTTACAAGTAATACCGCTTTTGCAGACATAATCGAGTTAAACTCAATTAAGATACTCAATTATTCTGTTGTAATTAGCATCCGCAACTCTGGTTGCATCCGCATCCATAAGCGTATGCATTTGGATTTGGAACAACATATGCCGGGATTGCTGGTGGGTTTACAGCATTGATAATCTGGCTTGTCTGCGCTGTCATTGCAGTAGTCAAAAGTGCGTTCTGTCTATCCTGTGATGCAGCGTGTCTAAGATCGTTGTTCTCTGCCTGTAATGTTGCAATCTTATCCTGGCACAAATAATCTAAGATACTACGTGTGCTATCCGCAATTGCCTGTCTTGTCTGGCAAGCCTGTGTAGCCATATTGTAGTTAGTGTCGGCAAATCCTCTTTCGATCTGTCTCTGTGTTTCACAGCAACATGAAGCGTTCTGTGCCGCCATGTTGGTAAGCGTTGACTGAATGGCATTTGTGTTCTGCATTCCACTTACTGTATCAGCGTTGATTGCCTGCTGAATACCAAAGCCGGTTTGCAGAATATTTGTGTTGATACCATTCATCTGTGCTAACTGATCGTAGCCGAGACTGCAAATACCATTGTTGATACCATCAAGCTTTGAAACAACCGCCTGATTATCAAAACCTCTCTGAATTGCCGCATCGGTATAACCATTTCCGGCACCGTTACCGCCCCAGCCATTACCGCCGAAGCCTCCCCATCCGAAAATCAAGAGAATGACAATCCACCAAGCACCATCGCCCCACATGCCATCGTTGTTTCTGTTGTTGCCCGTTACTGCCGCAATATCGGCAAGGCTTACTCCGTTGTTAAACATATTAGTTTACCTCCATTTGTTTATTTACAAATAGGGAACCGTGGTTTTTGTTGTCCGGACAAAACCCTAATATGTACTAGATTTATCTAAACATTTGCTTTATTTCGCTCATGCTTAAACCATTTTCGCCCATAAAATTATTAAGTGTCTGCTCTACGCCTGCCATGTTTCCAGACTGGATATTCTGCAAAATTCCGTTTGCCATTTGATTTCCTTGTCTTGCTGCATTCTGTAATACTTGCATAGCTGCCTGTTGCGGATTTCTGATTGATTTTAACTGATTGATTGCTTGTATCATCTGCTGATTCATTATGCTTCACCTCCGCTTGCATCATCTTCAACCAACTTTTGGCTAGTTTTAGATTTAGTCGAAGATTTAGTTAAGGATTTAGTCAAAGATTTTTCATCAATTTTCTTCTCCAATTCGTCTATCTTTGAAAACAAGGTATCAAAGTGTTTCTCAAATACATCTGTAACGTTCTCTGATAGGTCAATTTTCAATTTTTCTGTTTCTGACGATAACTTGTTAGGGTTATCTGCTAAAACAGGCTTAAAAACGCTTGTAGAGATTTTCCCGTCCGTTCCCCATTGTTTAGCATAAATTTCCGACAAGTCACTTTTAGGGAAGAATGCAACTGCACCATTCATAGGTACATCACTAGGAATTATATTTTCTGCGTCCTGTACCACTTTACCAAACAACCCGGATTGCATTTGAAACTCCTGTTGAGGTTGATACCTCTGCTGCATATTTCCTATTTGGTTGTATTGATATGCCGGATATTGCGGCATATAACTATTCATCTGTTGCTGATAAGGATTGTTGTTTATATTCATCTTCGTATTCCTCCATTGATCTTTCAATTGCGTGTACTACCCTTGATTGTGTTTCACAATCCAATTCTTGTAATTCTGGCTTTGCAAAAATAATTGATAACAATTCATCCGAAAACACGGTAACACCTCCTTATGCCTTAAATTTTGGCATAAAAAAAGACGGTGTAACCGCCACAAAACCGACATTTTACCGCCATTTCTGAACAAAAAAATAACACCTCAAATTTCTTAGGGTGTTACCTTAGGTGTTACCTCCACTCAAAACTAAAGATTATAAGCACCATTCAAATTGCTCCTTTCTTTAGTAAATCCAAGTGTTTTATAGTATTCAGTTAAAAACTAAAAGTAGTAGCGGAAGGGAGATTCGAACTCCGTACAAAACCCCGTTTTCCCCTTTAAAATCAAGGCTTTCAGCAATCAACAAGGTGTTACTTCGTGTTGCTTTTGTGTTACTTTTATGCCATTAACGCTTCGTTGATAGCTTTCGCTATTTCTTTGTCTGACTTATTCAGCTTGTAATAATATCTTCTTGTTGTTTCTATGTCTGAATGCCCCATCTGGTCTATGATAACACTGTCCGGCACCTTTGCATCTATTAGCTTTGTTCCATATGTCGTTCTTGCCTTGTGCATTGATCTGTATTCAATACCCACATTGTCGCATATGACATATAGTTTTCTGCTAAACGCTTGCGCCTTTACTCTCTTTCCGTTTTTGCAAAACACCCATTCCCCAAACGGATTCATTGATCGAATTTTTTTAATTATCCGTATTGCTTCATCCGTCAGAACAACTTCCCTGTACCCGGCATCCGTTTTTGGTAATTCTTGTCTCTCAAAAACATATCTTCCGTCTTCGCCACGGTATCTAACCTCTGTACCAGAAACAGAAATATATTTTGGGTAAACATCTTGCCATCTTAATGCTGCTATTTCTCCGGCTCTCAAACCGGTTTGAAATGCTAATGCAATCCCAAGTCCAATTATTGTTGGGTTTTCCATGATAAAACTTTCCACCATTTTTTCTTCGTTTGAGAAAAATACTTTTTGATGCGGGTTTATCATTACCCTCTTAAATGACCGGTTGGATATGTCTAAGTCTCCCATGAAATTTGTTATGCTTAAATCTGTGTAACCATGTTTTTTCGCATACTTCCAAATTCCGTTTATTAAAATCCGCATATCTCCGTATGCCTTGCTTGTCAATTCCAAATCAGCAATCGTGACTTTTATAAATTCTTCCAGTGTATCTTCACCAATGTATTTGATTTTCTTATCCGCAATCGGAATTGATTTGTTTTCAAAAAACCTCTTGAAATTTGTGTGGTATTTATCATTTGTCTGTGGTGTTATCTCTTTCAGCCTTAATTTGTTTTCAATCCACATTCGGAAAACATCTGAAACATAAGGTTCTTCTTCAACAGACTTATAATAATCCACTATTGCACTATTCAACTCCTCTTTTGCATTTCTCCTTATCAACCTCTTTCCTCTTTTGGCTTTCTGGTCTGGGATGTATGTATAATACTTTCCGTCTTTGCCTTGCCAAATCTTGTGTTCGTGTTGTTCTAAAAATTTTTTTCTTTCGCTCATTTCGATATTTTTTTGAATGGTGCTACGGTCAATAATACCATTTTCAATTGCATATTTCAACAGGTCACTGTCTGATATTTCTTCCACCAACATCACCCCCTGTCTTTTTCTTAATTTCTCTTACTCTTCTTTCCACCGTCCGTAAGGATAAGCACATCTTCATGCTGATTTCCTTTTGGGAATAACCACGGAAGAGAAATCTAAATATCTGTTCCTCTTCCGCAGTAAAATTGGCGTTCTCTAGCATCTTTTCAAGTTCCGGCTTTGTGAGTTTTGAATAATTCACTCCCATAGCCGTTTCTCCTTTACTTCTCCCTAATCATTTCTTGATATTCTATATATCTTCTGCTTTCTCTCTTTTTGACTTCTTCTCTCGCCTTTTTGCTTGATTCTGAATCTACAACCTTTAAAATTTTTCCGTAACACTCTTCGCATACGTTGTAATCTTTGTACGTTTCTTTTCCGCAATTGGAACACAACCCGTTTTCCAACCAGATAATGTGCAAACTTTTATCCGTTCCTCTTTTCCTCAACGAATATGACTTCATGTATTCTCTTCTCTTTTTCTTGCAAACATCACACGTTGCACAACCAACATCTGCCTTTCTTTTTCTGCAACTTGTACAAATACCGTTTTCCCTATCTTTCTTTCTGTTTCTTTTTCTGCTTTCGTAATCTGATTTTAACTTTAAATCCATGTTTCTCTGTACGTACTTGTCGTTTATCGCTCTACATTCCGGGCAATTTTTTTCATCTCCGATCAGCTTATTCTTTCCGCATCTCGGACACAATCCAAGCATTCTTCTAAATTCTCTCGTTTCCTGTGCTTCTTTTGTGTTTTTCTCTTTGCAAGCTTCACATGTTGTTTTTCCTTTTCTCTCTGGTTCAATCTCTTTTCCACAATCTGTACATAGCCCGTTGGCTTTTCGGTAATAATACGTTTTTTTGCTCATTTTCAGGAGGCAACTATAGTTTTATTGTCCGGACAAACCTCTTCACCTCCAATCTTTTTTATTTTATTCTACCTCTTGTCATTCTTTTTCTTGATTCGTTGATCTGTTTTACAATCATTTGGCACTCTTCGGCTCTTGCTGCTCTCTCGTCCCTTATTTTCTGTTGCTTATTGTTGTAGTCGATATAATCAGCGCATTCAGAATGGCATCCCAAACATCTTTTATAGCAGTCCTTACATGGTGCTTGTGGTTTCATCCTTTACACCCCGTTTCTTCAACTCTTCGTTCACATCTATCCCTGCCATATCTTTCAACAGGTCTGACAGTTCCTCTTTGCTTACTGTTCCATCCTGTACCGCTTCATAAAGGCTCATTACATCATTGATAAACTTTGGTGCTCTTTTCTTTGCTGACTTCGACCAATAATCATTAACCAACACATTAAGTGGAATCGCAAGCATATACAGAAATGCGTTATCTGTTGCGCTATTTTCCATTTTCTCTGCTTGCTTTTTAGCACATTCTCTAATCATGCACATATCAATTGCCGACAATCCGGCTTTCTTACCTCTCAAATTCTGTTTTCTAATCTTGTTCAAGTCCTGGCACTCCTTTCTATCTTCCGGATCCAATATCATCCATCAATTCTTCGTAACAATCCATGCAGTAATCTTTTCCTCCGACACATTGAAACTCTGTTTTATCTTTCGAAGTGTAACCACACTCGTCACATTCCCAAATGTAATAATTTCTGTTTCTGCCACAATTCATACATGTTTCACGTCCAACACAATCATTTTCTCTGTAACTAGCCATTGTTTTCACCGCCTAGCACTAACTTCTTCCGGCACTCATCAATTGCATTTGATATTTCATTGAAATCCTTTGTCTTCTGCTCTATCACATTTGGCAATTCTGCAATTGGTTCTTTCTTCTCGATCTGCACAGTTGGAATGCTGCTAATCAATTTCTTAACATCTTCCGGCATCTTTGTGTATTCTTCATCCCTCTTAACTGCCGTTCTGTAACTCCGCAAAAAATTTGATTGGATAACCGTTGACACCTCGTTGCTATCACTCATAGCCCACCGTTTAATCATGTCAGCACTACCGACCGCTTTCTGAACTATTGGTGGAAGTTTTTCAAATTCTTCTACCGAACCATAGTTGCCATTCCCGATTGCTTTTCTCACTAACGACCACGCTTCCATTTCTCCTAACTGCTCTTGCACTGTGCATTTCTGAATAAGTGATATAATCTGACCAATACTGCAAGCAAATCCGCTAGTGTCTGTTGCTATGTACGTTCGCAATGCAGTTTCAACAATTTTGTAGTCATAATCCTTTAGCATGATGTACCATGTATTTACCGCCACTGATTTGTCCGGTATTTTGTAATTTGGGAATGCTGCCTGTATCATCATCAACAATTGCTTTGTTTCATCTCTTGTCATTAAGCATCCCTCCATTCGTCAAATACCGTCTTCTCTTTCTTTGCAGTTACTTTTTGGTTCAAATAGCTTTCAAACTTTGTACCAAACAGTGTAGCCGGTCTTAAATACTTCTCCTGTTCAGTTCCAATCCATTCGGCAGACTTTTTATCAATCACCGTAAAGAAGTCATCCTTTGTGTAGCCATCTCTTAATCTTGCCCTTATGTGTTTCTTACTGTCTGCCGTTGTATGTTTATATCTAGTATTACACTTAGTATTTAAATAATCTATAATATCTTTAATAATATCTATATCTTTAGTATTATTTATATTATTTACTGTATCTCTATATATACTATTAACAGTATCAGATACAGAATCAGAATCAGTATCAGAATCAGTATCAGAAACAGATGTTACCATAGGGTATGCATACCCTATCGGTAAAACACCGTTCCTTATTGAATTTACTACGTCTAACACGTATTTCTTAAAAGATTCACTCTTAATAAACTGTGCTACTTTTTCAACTCCTGTTAATACCTTTTCCGATCTGCTCCAATTGTACTTGTGCCAATTAAGAATCAAAACTTCTTTGGTTGAAGAATCAAACTTGATTACGTTGTGAGCCTTATCAAATCTTTCTAACAATCTGATAATAGTTTCCTTGTTGTAACCAGTCTGCCTTGTCATCTGTGAGTAACTAACTTCATAGCAACCGCATATATTAGTTTGTGGATTGGTAAGCAAATATAAATAAAAGTATTTATCTTCCGGTGTAAAGTCATCCTCAACCTTATTGTCAGTCCAAAACGATAACTGTACATTTCTATAAATTGCCATCTCAAATCACCTCTTCAAATAAAATAGAATATCCTTTAGCAAGTGCATATCCGTATTCCTGACACGAACCGCACGAATCTTTCCAACCGTCCAACATATAGATTGTTTTGCACATATCTAATAGTGCAAAGCTAATCTTCATATAATCTTCGTGAGTAAAATCATCCGGCATATTTGAGTTGACTTTTGCGGGGTTTATGCAACTAAATCCTAGTTTCTTTAATTCATTTTCCACTCTTTCAAAATGATTGAAGTAGTCCTTATCTTTTGTGATTGCACCGCTTATATAAATTCTCATGTAATCACATCCTTTCAAGCTCCGGTATGGCGTTATAAAATTTCTAACCAATAACCTTTTTCACCATCTTTTTCATACAAAAAATCTGTATGAATATTTTCTTTCTCTAAATCATTCATAGTTTTAATCATATCTTCTGCATCAAAACATTTAATTGTGTCTCCGCTTTTTAACACAAAATCACCACTTTTTAATCTTCCACCCATTCAATACCACCGTTATACTTACCCGGACGTGATACAATCTTGCCCGGATAAGCTTTTTTCAAATAGGATAAATCGTATTGAATAGTTCTGTTTGTCACGCCAAAATATTCCGATAGCTGCCATACTTTCACAAATTTATCACGCTTCAATATGGCTATAATCTCTAATTGCCTTTTGTTAGACTTGTTCATACAATCACCTACAATTCTGCTTCTTTTCGCAAATAGTCCATGTATTTCATTGATTGTTCAAGCACATATACAGACATTGCATTAGTCATTCTGTCGAGCATATCTTCATCATCTTTATAACGTTCATAAGAATTGTGTATAACCTCTCCTATTTGCGTGTATTGTGCCTTTCCTTGACTATTTATAAAGTTGGTAATGTCTTTCACTTCTCCACTCTTAATCTTTGATTTTAAGTAGTCTGTAAGCGTAATCTGACCATCACATGAATAATCATTTGATAACATTTAATCACTCTCCAAATCAAATATGGTCATTTGCTTGTCTTTATCAAATACAAGCATTTCATTCTTTGCCCGTTCATAAAAATTCCTGTCAATTTCAAATCCATAAGCGCTTCTTCCAAGTTCTGCGGCGGCTCTCAATGTGCTACCGCTACCACAGCAAGGATCTATAACTACATCTCCCTCGTCTGTAAAAATTTCAATCAGTTTTTTAATGACTGAAACAGGCTTTTGTGCCGGGTGAATCTTCGGTATATCTTTACCGTCTTTCTCCCATGTAAACCAATTAAATACCATATGACCTGTTCCTCTGATATTCTTTCCGTTTTCGTCCTGCTTGCAACCATTTCTGAATTTTGGAAGTTTATCACGATAAAGCACAAGTGCATATTCCGTAGCCCCTACGATACGCATATTTGCTTTAAGTACCTGTGGACTGTAATTCTTAACAAACACTAAAGGTATGTAATTTACAAATCCGTGCTTCTTTGCCGCCGCAATCAATGTCTGCAACTGCTCAAATGAGCAAAACACGACCATGCATGGGCTGTTGCCACTTCTTCCTCTTGCGATCGGCTTGGAATCTTCTTTCTTCAACATCTTTGAACAGAAATGGAAGTATTCATAAAGGTTGAAATTGAAATCAGAATTAAAAGCTGCTTTCTTTGCAAGTTTACTTTCTCCATTCTTATTATCCCCCCCGTTGTACCACATAGGATTGCTACCATAGAAGTTAGTTCCTACATTGTAAGGAACATCAGCTATAATCAACTGTGCCGGAGGAATAGCATATTTCTTGTAATTCTGCATAGAATCACGATATATCTCACATTTAATCTTCTTTTTATACATTCTAAATCTACCAAAAGGAAACCTGGGTTTTATGTCCGGACAACCTTATTCCTTTCTTTGATTTTTAGTTAGTTAAATCTGTTTCTTGGAAGAGTAAAATTTACTCTCTGACCGCAGTTATAGAACCACTTGTAAGAGTATTTAATAATATCTTTACCTGTAAAAATCTGACCGCACACAGGACATTTGTAATCATCTTCGCTATCCTGTACAGCAATTATATCTTTTTCTTTCAGTTTTTCTTTTAAGTGGTCTAATACCTCTATGCAATCATTTCTTTTCATTCTGAATCACCCACGTTCAATATCTCAAAAGGTTTGCCTTTGTCTAGCGTTAATTCCGTTCCGTCAATGTTGCCATTTAGCTTGTTTTGGCAGTGGCATAACAATGTTTCAAGGTCGCAGATTCTGCCAGCTCTGTATTCATCGCGAATAAAATCCAAAACCCTATCTACACTTTCCAACCTATATGCAAGTTTATAATCATCACTACTTTTAAAACGGCTATCGGCAAGCTTTCTGAACCTCTCTCCCTCGGCGTATTTTTCTTTCGCCTTGTTTAAATATTCTTCCGCTTTTGTCATTCACTTTCACCCACTTTCAATAAATCCATAAATTTCTCATACTGTTTCTGCGATACCTTGTTATGCTTTTTATCCTCTCTAATTTCGATTTTAAGGTGTTTTTCTGCAATAGAGGATAATTCCATTGCCAAAACCTTTTTGCCTTGCTGTATGCCCTGCGTATATGTCTTAGGTTGCTTATATTGACCTGTTACCAACTTGCCTTGACCTTGACTACCGGCTGTGACGTTGTACATCTGAAATCCCTTGTCAGCAAATTGCTTGATCGTAGCAACTTCCTTTTCGTCTAATTCAGATTTAGGGCAAGTTTTAAAATCTAACTTCCAACCATAAGGATTATCCTCACTGTAAAACCCGTGTTTCTTTAGACTTAATGCTATATGGTCGTATTCTCCAAGGTGTGAAGCGCATCTTTCACACAAATGTAATGCTTGCCCCACGTACGACCTCTTTATACCGGCTTCATCCACTCTGTGAAATGCGTATATTCCACTTGTGTTTGGAATATTAGGGCAAATAGACTTAATTCGATTTTCTCTAGCTGCTTTCTTTGCGTATATCTGCCTATAATTTGGTTTACTCACAAGAACCACCCCAATCTAATTTCTGACCACAATCAGAACAAAAAACATCTGTTCCATCACAATCACGACTTACATTCAAACCGCAAGTAGGGCATTCGCCGTCATCAAATCCATCAAATTTATGAATATGCCTTAATTGCACCTTTTTTGGTATCTGTTTTTCAAGTGCTTGTATTGCCATTTCGTTAGCTTTGTAATCATCTTCTGTAAACTTGCAGTCGTTGTTCTCGTCCGTAATCTGCATAAACAATCGCATATTTTTCAGTTTTTCTATTGCTTCACTCTCTGTCATATTATCCCTCGCTTTCTAATAACTCTGGATTGTCAAATTTGTTGCCAACACGCTCCAATTCATCCGAATAATATAGATTTAACATCAAGTTATAATCGGTTACTTTCACAACAATACCATTAACACAAACACAATTGACATCTGTTGCATCAACAATATCATTCTCCCAAATCAACTTTCCATTCTTATCTTTCAAACCTGTGCATTGGCAGATTGTGAATGGGTCTACCAACTTAAAACCGCCAAATCCATAAGATTGTCCATTGAGCGAGGAATATTCACTCATGCACTCATAAGGATTTTCGCATACATAACAATCCTTCTTTGCATAAATTAAATATCCTTCCACCCATTCTCCGTTGTCAACCCTTTTTGCCCTGAATAAATATCTATCTTCCATATTCCATCCTTTCTAATTCCTCTAGAATTTTCTTAGCTTTAGCACTGTGTTCGTTACATTTTTCATACAATAAACTCATTATTGAAAAATAAAATTTTATTACCGCAAGATGAAACTCAAATCTAACTTCATTCATTTTTTATACTACCCCATTCCGCTTCTGATTGAAGCCATTTTAATGCTATTTCTCTGTCTTTCTTCTTACCACAGTTAAAAGCGCAGCCCTGTGCAAAACTATCACAATAATTAGCACAATCAAAATTCAGACTGCCTATAATAAGTTCTGCCAACTCTTCATCTGACATATTCCTTATCCTGTCGGCATTCGTTGTTTTCTTTTCTACAATTTCAAAACATTCCTTTTTCCATTTCAGTACATAATCTACATAATAAGAACTATATCCAACGTTATAACAATCCTCTCCAACCTTTTTATATTTAATCTCGTAATATGGTTTTTTACCAATCATTCTAAAAATTAAATATAATTCAGTTACTTTTATTTTCTCGTTTTTTGTACTGTCAAAAGAAACTTTAGTTTCAGTTCCCATAAAGCCACATCCTTTCCAATCGGAAACAACACTATGGCTACCCTTGTCACTGCCGTAACGCAAATTAAGTATTGTTTTACGTCCGAATTTCTTCACCCATATTCAGACAACCGATTATTCCTAATATTTAATATTCATGTTCCCGTGTTCGTTTATCCAATCAATAGCTTGACGGTATGTAATTCCGTTGTTCTTGATAATATCTAACAGCCTATACATTCCAGGATGTGTTTCTTTGAGTTTTACAAATCGTGCATCCTCCGGCTTTTCTAAATGGCAACCAAATCCACACATTACACATCCGGTTCTGCTACATCCGGTGGTTTTTAAAAGTGGTCGTTCCAGATCGAATATCCCGTAGTCGGATAAACTCATTTGATTTTCACATTGTTTCATTGCGGAAATATCAACAACCACATCACCATAAACGCTGCATATCGGTAATTTATTCTCATAAATGTATAAAAGCACATCCTGTTCCATCCAGAACGACATAGGATTGCTTGTAGGCTCTTTCATATCAAACCCGTTGCAACCGTTCTTAAGCCATTGTTGGGTTCTTAATCTGCTTTCGTCTGCCATCTGACCTAGAATTGCTTTTCTACCGGTTTCTTTTTCGTACCTATGTGCCGGTTCTTTCTTCATCACATTGCAGCATTTATTTGAAACATCAAAAGGTGCGTCAAGCATAAATTCGTATTTCTTGCAAGTATATCTGTTCTTCTCTTGACCATCTGCATATTCTCCCGTTCCTGTTAATTTGCGATAAAAGGATGCGTAACACCCCCCCCTCAAAAATTTCTTAGAATGTGAAACACACTCGGAAACTTCCTTGCTGATAAGAGGGAACCCATACTTTTCGCAAACTTCCATAAAAGAAATCTTAGGTTTTACAATATCCACATTATCAAAAGACTTTACAAACTCTCTTAACTCGACATATTGCGTTGGAACATCTACAAACATTGCTTTCAAATCCGGGTACAATTTTCTAGCAATATCAAGTAACACCGTACTGTCTTTACCACCACTAAAACTGACGTAAACTCCATCTTCACCAAAACGATCAACCCATTCTTCAATTCTCCGTTGTGTCATTTGGATTTTTACAGAAAGAGGAAGTGATTGCATCTGGTGTAAGTCTGTTATTGTGTGTTTAGACATCTATACCACCTACCCTTACAACCTCAATCATATCTGCCAAAATGCCAGAACATCCAAATCTTTCTAATTCCTCTTCATACTCTTCCAACTGATTCACAACTGTATTTACGTCATAGGCTGTCGGCTGCTTGTCAATAAAATTAAACAAATCAATTACATCGTCGCTTGTACATATATGGTCACTATACATAAGTCTGCCATTTTCGTTAAAATAAGCATCAAAGTGTTTTACTAATGCTTTTTTAAATTCATCCGCATCAATTAGTCGCATCTTCTTCACCTCTTAATTCTTCATAATAAAATTTCACATGATCCGTTATATGCTTCACTATGCCAAAACGTTCTGCCACTTGATAAGGTATACTATCACGCATAAGCCGTTTATGTATTTCTGAAAGGTATTTTCTATATCCTTCTATATCTAAGGTAGATTTATAGTGATTGCAAGACCGACAAGCAGGCATATAGTTAGATATATCATCAGCCCCACCAATTCTAAGCGGTGTTGCATGGTCTACCTGCATATCTTTGTAATCTATTTCTGTACCACAATAAGCACAATGTCCGTTATACATGAGATATACAGATTGTCTCACTTTTTTAGGTATTGCTTTTCGTTTATTCATTTTTACCTCTCAATTCTTTCAGTTTTGCTTCGGCTTCTTCTCTTGTCGGAAACCATTTTTTACAAAATTCTTCCCAAAAGATACCGATAAATATCATATCTGCTTTGCGCTTGACTATTGTTTCACTGTTTTTTATAAAATAAACGGTATCTCCCACCTTACAAGGCAATTTAACAAGTCTGCCCTGTTCCTCTAAGTCCTCGTATTCTGCCAATCTGCGATATGCCGATTCCTTTCGCCCCCATCTTCTTGTTTCATCTGTATCAGAAATCCAGATTTCGCCTTTGCTTCCCTTGTTTGTTAATCTCTCCATTACTGCTCCTTTCTACCACACAGGGTAATAATTCCCTTTATCATCAGCAACCCAATAACCTGTGCTCCAAGTATCAGTTAATGGGTCGTAGACTTTTCTGCCTTTAATCATCTTTCTTGCCTCTCATATTCTTCCATAGTTGGTCTTTTCCCATCTAAATCGTTCCAACTGTAAAGCTTGTGATTTTCATCTTGCCATTGACTTTTGTAGCAATTTCTACAACTACATCTTCCACTTAGCCAACGCATTTCTCCGTAATACTCTGGCTTTCCACAGTGCTTACAAATTATAATTTTATCCACATATTTCTCCTTTCTAAAACGGACACTCTTTTTCTTTGTGTTTAGCAAATAATCTCTTTATCCACTTGGGCAACATACACTTCCATGTTGGAACATCAAGGCCACCTTTTCTGTCGAACAAGCACCCGCAATCATCACATTCTCCCTCATAGCTTATGCTTTCCCAACCACAAGGACAATTCTCGCAATCATTGTCATACCAACAGTTAATTTCTGTGTAGTGTTCCCACTTATCAGAATTTTCAATAGGCTTTGAATATTTGAATGTTGAAATTCTCACATTTCCAAACCGCTTGTCTATTTCAATGTCTTTATTCACTTTGAATAATTTCACCTTTTACCTCCTAAAACGGACATTCGTTTGGGTTGCTTAAAACCCATTCTTTATTAGGCTCTGCAACGTCCACATTTGCATTTTTAGCAACTTTTTTCATCTTCTCGATAAAACTATCACTATCAGCATTTTCACTTGATAAATGACACATAATCACATTTTGTAAATCGTTTGAATTGTTCGATTTTACGAACTCACAAGCCGTGTCAATGCTTAAATGACCTCTGAATACATGGTTGGCTTTGCTTTGGTTATCCACATTTACTAAATCCTTATCGTAGTTTGTGCCTAGTAAAATGTGATTGATTCCTTTGAACCTCCATTTAATCAGTTCGGTATCTGTGATATAAAGCATTCTCCCCATTTCCTTGTGAGTAATCAGAAAGCCGTATATCGGGCAAGGTGTTCCGTCTGCATTGGTATGTGTCCAGCTTCCGTCTATTGTCGTTAAATCAAAAGGTTTTACTGTAAATTCGCCCATATTCATTGATTTACAACTATCGCCTAAATATGGGGCAAGTATCGGTATTCCAATAAGCTTAAAATCGTTTAATGACTTGCTATGGTCTAGAGGTGGGTGTGACTTATAATCACACCCTTAATCCCCCTTATATTCCAATCTAAGCCTTTCTTAATCTCCTTAATCGGTATTCCGCAATCAAGGATAAGCGTTTCTCCACCGTTGGAAGTTAGCAGATAGCAATTTCCGGCCGACGATGAGCCTAAGCATTTTAATTTCATACTCACACCTCAATTTCATCATCCTGTGGAAACTGAAAGATAGCATTGTTAATAAAATCTACTTTTGACGGCTGATTTTCTGCTCGCACAATAACACCGCCTTTCTTTAATCTTTCAAATTCCTTTTCCACATCAAGTGAAACATCAACATTCTGCATTACGATAGGCATACCGGTATATGTATCTATCAACATTTTCATAGCCTTAAACGCCTTTTCTTCTGTTGAATAACTACCCATTGAATATCTTTCATCACCAACTTTGGCAATAACACTTTCATATTCAACATAAACAACTGCCACTTCATAAGGAATATCAATTCTTCCACTCTGGCTAATAATTCTCATAATCAACCCTCCTGCATGAACTCCGGCTCTGCCGATTCGGTTACTTCTTCCGGTTCAAATTCCTGTGAATTAGCATTTTCTGCGATATCCTTTTGAACCTGTGCCTGTAAATCTTCCATAGGGTACTCGTTGAAATCGTTATCCTCGATTTCTTCCTTCGTGTAAATTCCCATTGTTAGTTCTGGGCAATTCAGACTGCTAAAGAATGAAGCGGCTCTGTATCTAAGCATAAGCTGCGGCATCGTTTTCCATTTGCTACCATTTTTATCAAGCCACCCCTCGTCCTTTGCCATCTGCATATTGACTTCCATACCTTCAATTCTTCTACCATTCTTCATCGTCCAAGCAACGCAAGAGTACGGTTTTCCATCCTTATCTTTTGTTTCGTCGTACTGCAACTCCATGTCAAATTTCCGACTTGCGTTGATAGAAGCAATCAGAAACTTGCTGCTCCAACTTGGTTTTCCCTGTATAGGGTAAAGATTCTGCATAACCATAAGAGGGCTGATATTCATTCTCTGCGCCTGTTCAATCGCGATCAAACAGTTAGATGGATTCTTCTGATACGTCTGTGGAACAATAGTTGATTCTGAAAGTGCCTTTGCCATTTGCATAGCCATGATGAAATTGTCCGATGTCCCGAAAATTCCAAGACTGTAATCCGTTACTTTATTTGCCTGCTGAACTGCTGTCTGCTCTTTTTTCTCGACTAACTGTGTATTCTCTTCCATAATTATTTTCCTCACTTTCTTTTAATCAATCTTCCTTAACTTCCATCAATTCAAGGGTGTACACTGACCATCCTTTTTTTCTCTTTCTGTTTCCGTCAAATTTTCCTGTAAAGTAATCTTTCACATCTTCAATATCCTTAAGGGGTTCTCTCGTAGGAAACGATCCATCGCAGCGGTGTATTATCCCATCCTTAACCTCGTAAATATGACCAGTTTTGAATATTCCGTCACCTTTAGTAAAAATAATCTTTCCGTTGTAAAGCTTTGGGGTTTCTTCCACAAGGTCAAAATACTTAGATTCAAGACCGTAGAAGTTACCACTATCACCATGCTTATGCTCTAACATTTCAACGTCAATGAACTTGCCATCCTCTGAAACCTCTGTAATCTTACCCCTTGTCATATTGCTATTAGTGATACGGTAACGATCATCACTTTCTGAATTACCCTTGACAATATCACCAACTTTGAATTTGTGTGGTTCTTTCGGTTTACACTCTTTGTCCGGATTGTAGCCTTCAAGCACAACATATTCACTATCGTGCAGATATTGACCATCACAATATCCATATCTAACATAATCCACATCATCAACAATCTTCAATATGTCACCATTCTTATAATTTCCATAAGATGAAATTGCGTCTATTATTTTAACGTACTCACCTACCTTGGCACGTCTCTTAACTTCTTTAATACCGGTGCCAAAAACAATATTAAAAGCAGCTTTGATCTCTTTGTTGCTCATTGTGTAATTACCGGAGTTGTCTTTTATCATAAAATTAGTACCACGCCCGCAACGATACGTTGAGTATTTTAATTTGCAATTACAACATGATCTACCTCTGCAATAGGACTTTAACCTCTTTCGCATATCCTCAACGGTGATGCTTTCTTTATTGCCGTTCATGAGACGTTCAAATGCCAATTTTGCGCCAACATTGAAGTCGAACGTATCTTCCGGGCTACACTTTGCAATTGCTTTCTTGCCCGTTCTCTTATCAAGTGCAATAACGTCATTGTCTTTGCGATAAATCACAATGGTTTCATTTCCGCAACGCTCCAACCCTCTTTTATCAAATATATAGTGCCCAGTATCATGGCAAGCGTAACCAATTTTGCCACTACAGATTTTGCAAACATAACTAATTGTAGTAATAGTATCTACATACTTTTTCATGTTTGTGCACCATCCGCCTGCATAATTCTTAATGGTTGAACCATCTAAAATCCTTACCTTATCCCCAACTTTAAATTTGCTCATCTTTACACCTCCACTTTCAATTCTTTGCTATCATTTACAAGTAACATAATCAACTGACTATCGACCATATCCGCAACCTTTGATTGATTTACAGTGTCTAAATTTTCTGTATCATCAAGCCAAATAGGACAATTTATACCGCTTATTTTCTGAATCGACTTGCAAATATCAATTCTACCTAGAATACGGTTGCCCTTGTTTGACATGGTTGTAAGAATAGATTTACCGTCAACCATTGGAATACAAACTGACTTGTAATTACCATTCTTTGCGTTATCAAAAAGTTTCCATTGAACTAAAGAGAAATGGCTATTGATCTGATCTGTAAGAAGTTCATTCTTTGTCTTGTCAAGTTCATCTAACAGGTAGAGTATCTTCTCGCAATCTGTCTTTGATTGCTCCATATCTAACTTCTTTTTCTTTAATTCAGAAATTCTTTCCTCGTCTGCGGTTGTATCAGACTTCGCAATCTCGGCTTCACATTCCGCTAACTGTTGTCTTAAAGCTGTTTCCTGTGCCTTTAATTCAGCTCTAATATCGCCGGAAGATAACTTATTAGCATATTCTTCTTTCTCTGCAATTTGGTTTTGAATAACCTTATAATCTTCCGTGCATGAAATATCAACAAAAGTTGGTTGACTATCTGCTTTCTTGTTCAATTCTTCAAGTCTCTGGTCTGCTTCGTCTAACTGAATTTGCAGCTTGTCAAGTTCAATCTCTAATTCCTTAATACGATCGTTGTTCTTGTCAATCTGTGACTTGCAATCCATACCTTTAGCAGTAATATCATCAAGCCTATTCTTCTTGTTTCTTTCAAAATCGTTTCTAAGGCTTGTAATCTTGCTTGTAGCAAGTTTTCTACCACAGGTAGGGCAAATAGTAGTATCTTCGTTGAATTGCTCCGAATTGACTGATTTCCACTCTTCCGCATAGGAATTTCTCTTCCTATTAAAAATGTCTACATTGTCCTTACAAGTTGCAATCTGTCGCTTTGCTTCTGAAATGTAAGTCTCTGTTGATCTCTTAACATTCATCACATCAGAAATGGTCTTGCTAATCTCTGCACTTGCAGAAATCAATTCTTCATTTGCTTTGTTCTGCAATCCGGATAAGTCAAACTTTAACTTCATGATTTCATCCTGTACCTTGCTACATTCTTCCATCATGTTTTCTGCGCTTGTCTGCTTATCCACATTCTCCTTAATCTGCTCTTTCAAGCTATTTCTAAGCAATTCCAAGTCGGAAACATCAATGTCCGATTTTATCTGAATGTCACGCTCTTTCTCTTTAATCTGACCATCAAGAATAGGTAACTCTTTTGAAACCTTGCTCTTTGTAGCTTTATTCATTGCGAGTAGCTCTTCTGCTTTGTACTTCTCCAATAACGGAACTAATTCTTTCAAGTCCTTATTAGAACTAGCAACTTGAACGTCTGTCACCTCTGAAACTAAAGAAAAGAGATAGCTTCTCATGTCTACCGGTTTCTGACTAAGGAAAGCATTTACAGATGTACACATTTTCCAGACATTAATATCAAGTTCAAAATATGCGTTAAAATCCTTTAATGTCTTAGGTACATCATTGATAAAATACTTGTTATCATCCTTATATGACGTTCCATCCTTGCTATAAGTACGTTTCTGTACTTTCTTAGCGGTGATCTCCTTACCATCCATATCAATTACTGCAGTAACAGATACATCTACATCATCAATTGTCTTTCCGCCCACCTCACGCCTAACGGTCTGATTATCTCTTAACTCATAATCACAGTTAAAAAATAACCACATATACGCATTTGCGATAGTTGACTTCCCAACACCATTCATCGCATAAATTTTAGTAAAATCAGAAAAATCAATCTCTTTCAGTGCATAACACATGAAGTTTTCTAAAATCAACTTCTTTAATTTAATCTCCATCTTTCTTCACCATCCTTATACTAGAACAGGAAATCTCGTATGCAGTACGATCTTCGCTTGTTCCATCTTCTAAAACCTTTGTATATTCTCTGCTCTGAAATCTTCCTCTGATACTAACGGTTGAGTACAGTTCAACAGTATCAAGCCATTTTGCCGTGCTGCTCCAACAGATACACGGAATATATGCACTTCTTCCATTCGGATAATTGATTGCTGCAACAAAATCACAAACTGTCTTTCCTAAAGGTGTTACTCTGCTTGGATTTTTCTTAACAATGGTGCAATCATATTTCACATTATTTGAACCTAATTCAGCAAATGGGAGTTTTTCGACTTCTTCCGAACTATTGACATATACATACACAATTAAATGCGATCCATTTTCGTCATGCTTATTTCTTGTGCATACTTCACCTTTCATGTTGTAAAACTGTCCATTTTCAATATCTAACGAACCGTCAAAAACAATCGGGACCTTGTCAATAACGTTGCTAAATCTCTCTACTCCTACCATTCCGTTATAATAAAGTTTTCCTTTAACTTCGTGAGAAAATTCTATATCTTTCACAAATCCGGATAATTCAATCATCTTCTGTTCCCCTTTCTTACAAAACGGTCAATGCTTTTCTTTTGACCGTTTTCTTTATTTATCAACTTCAGATAAATGTCTGTTTCCTCAATTACCGCCCACTGACTAGCAATCAAGCCGTGTGAGGAAATAACTTCTTTCTGACTTCTTGTAGGTTTCTTAGCCTGTTTCAATCATTATCCCCCTTTACAATCCTTACTCTTGCTTTTTGCACTCCAAAATTCATTGCTTTCTCATGGTCTGCAAAGAAAATATCAATCCGGTTTTCTTTGATAGCACCACCGCAATCTTCTGCAACGTATGTACCGAATCCTTCAATTTCAACGGTTGTTCCGTATGGTATATTGGTTGTATCTACTGCAACAGTTCTTCCCGGAGTTGCAATTGTTCCACTAGCCGTAATGCCATCAGACTTTCCGCAACATTTTTCGCAACTGCAATATGCGGTTAAAGTGTAATCTTCCCATTCATCTTCCACCCGGTCGTAACTGAATACTAATGGCTTGTATGTTGCACCAGAAACCTTTCCGCTTTCTTCAATCTCTGTTGCATTTACAAGTGTGGAATTTTTCACGCTTGTAAAATCCGGTTCAGACGGTGAAATGCTGACAACTGCCAGAATAACCAAAACCAAAAGGAATTTTCCTATCATTAGTAATTTACCTTTCATTTGCAAACCTCCACAAATTCACCATCTACCAATTTATAAAATGTGTCTTCCTTAATGCGCTCTCCGTCTACATACTCTGTCTTTACGCATTTAGGGATATAAATTCTATATCCTCTTTCGTCCTTTTCTCCTGTGCCAACCCATTCAGCAAGAGTAATCCAACTGCCAACCTTTGCCTTTGCAATAGAATTATATCCGGCAGCCATAACAACAGAATTTTTACCTTCCGATACAATCTTTGCGGAATCTCCACTACTGCCAATCTGTGCGGAATATCCACTACTGCCAATCTGTGCGTA